CTTCCCAAGCTGAACGTCGTCGGTTCGATCCCGATCGCCCGCTCCAAGAACAAGGCCCCGTGGTTTCAATACTTCGGGGCCTTCGTGTTGGTGGATCTGATCGTCAGTTCTTGGGGTTTCGGGCTTAGATTTACCTGCGTAAGTGTTGAAAAAGGTATATCAATTTTGGGTGTTGTCCCCATAGCGTCCCCCTCGGAGCGGTTCCCAGGATAGAGCCTCTGAATGCCCGAGACCTCGTCGGCAGCGAGGAATGCGGCGCCTTGAAGGCGGGGATCTTGAAGGCGTGAAATGGCCTGGATGCTGGAACGGTCGGAACGCTCGATCGCGCGGTACAGGCTGAGGAGGCTGAGGGTCAGGAGGGCCATGCGAACTCCAAACGCGAAACGGTCAACCGGGCGTCGGGATGTTAGAAACCGCCAGCTAGGACGGCGCGCGGTATTTCCCGAAGGTGTTGTATTTCCGCGCCACCCCGACATGGGATGACCGGCCCTTCGGGGGTCGGTGACCGCTAGCTGGTGGGTTTCTACGCCCGTTTTGAATGATATGGCGGGGTGAGGTTTGATGTTCCAATAAAACATGGAGCGGAGATTATTCAAAGGGTGCGAATGGAAGACTTCCCCGCCCGAACGGCATGAATCGATTCACCAGCCGCGCCCTGGTGTTCCCCGCCCCGGGCCCCCACGAGGGCCTGGGAGGGGCAGCGTCAGAACGTGATGTTGATCTTCCGGATTCTGAGAGAAACCGTAATGCCGGCCCCTGCGGTGGCATTCGTCGCACTGGCGGCAATCCGGATGCCATAGGTTCCGACCTGCTGGTCGATGAGCGGGTTGATATCCACGGTCCCGGTTCGGTTTACCCAGGTGACCGGGATCCCGTCCGATCCGGAGTAGCTCCAAGGACCGCCAATGAGGGTTTCGGTACCGGTGGCCACGTTGTAGAGATAGACCGAAACAGTCGCAGAACCCGCGGCGTCGTTCGAGAAATAGCCGGTGTCCAAGGTTAAATAGACCGGCGTTGAATCCGCCGGGATAAGGGCTGTGAATGTCCCTGTCAGGTTCGCAGAATCCGTCCCTGTGGTGCTGGAAACGTCATAGCCCCATTCGATAATCGTGCTTCCATTTGACCACCATAAAAATCCGTCACGCGCCACGGTGTTCTGAGCCCACCCGCTCAGGCCACCGAAGAACTCCGGGTTGATGACCCTATTGAATTTCATAAAAAGTCTATCAGTCATGGTCGAGGCTTTACGCCCATTAATATTGGCTGAACCTCCCAACTCCATCTGGCAGTTGGCGTCCGTGGCGCCACCAATGAAAGTGGTGGTGAACGTGGTCCCGGCGAGCCGGTAGCCGGTCGGAGCCACACTGGAAGTCCCCGCCGAATAGTTGAACGATCGGAGGTCGTTCGTGAGGACCAACAGGGCCGCCAGGGCGTTCGTGCCGATGGCCCCCGCGCTGATCTGGCCCGCCGTGAATTTCCCGACGATAGCGTCCGCCATCGTGGCGGCCATGATCCAGCGATACACACTCCCGGTCAGGTCGGATTTGTAGATCGTGGATGGCCACACCTTTCCAGCCGGCCCCACCACGCCAGAGGAATCGGTCCAGGGGGCCCCCAGGTACACGAGTTTCCCCGCCGGGTAGGCCGTGCCGGGGGAACTGGTTTTTTTGACGGAAACATTGTCGATCGACCCAACCCAGTTGGCGTCCGGCGTGAATGTGAGCCCACTGCCCACTCCGGTGCAGGACACCCCGCAGATGTAGCAGTCCAGAACCCCTTCCGACATGGCCACGGGGCCGGTCGAGCCGCCACCGAACTCGATGTTCAGAGTTCCCGGGCTGGTTGTAGTGATGGTGGCGCTGATCTGGAACCCCTCACCATTTGCTGGGGCCGCGGTCAAGTAGGCATTCCCGAGGGTGGCCGCGTTTGCCCCGGCGGCGTGTGCGAAAACGCCTCCGGAAACCGTCCATCCAGTCCCAGTCCAGTTACCGGCTCCAGAGAAGTCCCGGTTTGCGGCGGTGGTAATGAATTCCGCCCCGCAAGTCCCGGGGAGCGCGGAGGCGAGCGCAGGGGCGCCAGCAAGCGCGGCATTCGCAGCTGTGGCAAGGACGTTGTCCACCGCGCCCTCAAGGGCGTTCCATGCGGTGACGACGCCGGCCATGTTGGAGCGCAGGATGGCGCCGCCGCCTGCCCCCAGGTACAGGGTGTTCATCGTCTTCCACACGTGGGTGGAGCTGTTCCACCCATCGGCGCTGGTCAGGGCGTTCAACCAGGTCTCCAGCGCGTCCACGGCGGATCCGGCAGCGGCCCAAGAGACTCCGGCGGCGATCGCACGGGCTTTAAGCCCGGTCGTGGCTGTGTAGAAGCCGTTGTAGTAGCGGTCCCGGTCGGCCTGCACCAGCACCTTGGCGGGGCCGGTCAGGTAGTCGCTGCCGGTCAAGGTGACGTTGAGGGCGGCGATGAGGGCCGTGCGGGCCGCGGTGATGTTGGCGAACCTGCTGCGTCCGGCCGCTCCCCCGCCCGCGCCCAGATTCAGGGTGTTGGTGGTCTTCCACACGTGGGTGGAGCTGTTCCACCCATCGGCGCTGGTGAGGCTGTTCAACCAGGTTTCCAGGGCGGCGATGGCGTTGTCGTAGGCGGTTTTTTCGGTGACGATGCCGGCCTTAGTGGCCTGGGCGTCCAGGCCGTTCACCCCGCCCTGCTCCGCCAGAATGTCGGTGCGCATCTGGGCCACGGTGATTTTCTCGGCGGCGGTCAGGGCGTCGTCCGACCACAGGTCGCCGGTGCCCGCGGAAATCGCGGTTTGGGTGGCTGCCTTCAGCGCGTCCCGCGCGCTCCAGGCAGCCCGGAACAAGGCCAGCAGGGTGGCGCCCGCGCCGGCGGCCAGGGCGGTGTCGCTGGCGGTGACGGTGTAGGCAGGGTTCCAGGTGGCGACAGAAGCCACCACGGCGGCCAGGGCGGTGTCATAGGGCCCGTGGTTCACCAGCCACAGGGTCGCCAGGGCGTCCAGGCTCGCCTGCTCAGCCAGCAGGGGGTCGTAGTAGTCGCCTTTGAAGGCCAGCTTTTCAGCGCCGGCGGCCACCAGGTCGTCGGCCAGAATGCCTTCCAAGGTCAACGGGGCCTGGGCGTCCTCGGGCGTGGCGATGGTGGCCGGATCGTACAGGGTGGTCTGCCCGGCTTCCACCCGCCGCAGGCGGAAGACATGCATGGCGCGGGGCAGGGGCGCATCCAGCAGCAGGGTGAACGCCGGGGCCTGCACCAGGGTTTCGTCCCATGCGGGCTCGGCGGGCGCGCTGCCTTGATAGGCGTGGTGCAGCAGGGTCCAGACCGCGGAAGCACCCCCGGGCAGGGCGGTCGCGGTGACGCGGATGCCCATGCGCCCGGTTTGCTGGATCCGCTCCAGCACCAGGGTCAGCAGGGAGCCGCCCAAGGGATCCGGGAAGTTGGGCAAAGGCCAGGCGCCGCGGGGATTCGGCCGCGGCCTTTTGTCCACCGTGCACTCCAGGCGGATGCCGTCCTTGGTGATGACCAGCTTGGTGGACATGGTTTATACCCAGTCCTGCAGGGCTTCAGTGGGCAGCAGGTCTTTCCCCCAGAAGGTCAAGGACACATTCCGGCCAAGGCTGGGCCCCGCCAGGCCCAAGGGGCCCTTGGTGACGCGCTCAACCCTGAAGCATCCCGTGCCCAAGGGCCCGGGGCTGACCCGCAGGAGACCGCGCACCTGGCCGCTGGTGAGGGCCCACAGGTCCATCAGGCTGGGGCGATTGCCCTCCGCTGTGCCGATGGTGACCCCAAGGCCGGGCAGGTCGTCGTAGACATCCCATTTCAGGGTCAACTTGGCGGTGTAGCCCGCCGTGAAGCCCGCCTCCGAGTAGTCCTCCAACTCGCGCTCCACGCCCTTGTGGATGAATTCCAAGGCGAGGCCATCACCCTTCTTCGGCGGGGGCAAGTGCAAGGTCTTCAGGACCACCCCCGCGGTGTTGAGGACGGCAAGGCGGGGAGGGCCAGCCAGGACCAGGAATGAGATCGGCATGGGTTAGGCTCCGCCTAGCCCGCCAGGGGACGGGTAGAACCGCGCAGCCAGGATGGCGTCGATCTTGCCGGCCACCAGCTCTCCAAGGGCGACATGGGTGCCGTCTTGGAGGGTTACCACCTCACCCCAGAGCGCCATCACTTCGGACGGATCCAAAGTGAAATTCCCCTTGAGCTTCCTGTTGTAGATGTCAATCCGGTTACCCGCCGCGTCGACCTCGTAGGCGATTTCCTCGGAGTCGATTTCGATTGGGTACTCTGCAGAATAGAAACCCGTCGCAGGATCCTTGCTAACCACCCGCCGCAGGAAAGTGGTCCGTGCGGTTAGTTCGGTCTGCAAATTATGGGTTACGGTTTCGTTGGGTTTCGGGATAACAGCCATTGGGGCTCCTTTAATTTCAGGCCACTTGGGCGGTTCTTACACAGTCCCATTTGGTATAAAAAGCGTTGTATATCAGCCAAACACGTAGGAATTTACCGGCTACCGTTGTAGTCGGAAGCGCGGTACCGCCGTTGCGGTAGTACGTTCCCCAGGTCAACGCCCTCGCAGTGCCGTTATCCAACAATTCAAGCACCAGGGTTTGCCCATGGCCCGGAGTCCCGGATGGGTTATTTATCGTGAGTGCCCCCGCCAGACTGGTCGCCGCAACCAGGTCGTAGGCGTCAACGTTAGGAGTAATACTGGAAGGGCTTGTGCTGTTCGTTGACCGCGGATTTGAAAGCAGGAAGGGAACACCTGAAAATTTCGGGAACCCGCCATCATTGTAGATTTTGTCTGTGACGGTAGTGGGGACACCGCTCGGTATTTCCAGCCCAGCACCTGCCGCCGTTGAAGCCAGTTTGACCGGACCGGTGAAGATCGCGCCCGCGAGGGCGGCCTCGGACATATCCTCCCAGGCAGTTCCGTTCGATCTCTGAAGTTTCCCAAGATCTGTGTCGAAGTAGAGGTAGCCAGCATTACCGGCTGCTGCCGCAGGCTTGGCGGCGGTGGTCCCGCGGCCATGGATGGTGGACCAAGACAGCGCGTCGGCTCCGCCGGATTCATGCGCGCTGGCGTGGGCGGAGCCGGAGCCCCCAGCCTCGGCGACATCCTCCCAGGCGGTTCCGCTGGAACGCTGCAGCTTGCCCAAGGTGGTATCGAAGTAGAGGTAGCCGGTGTTCCCGGCGGCAGCCGCAGGCTTGGCGGCGGTGGTTCCGCGGCCATGGATGGTGGCCCAGGGCAGCGCGTCGGCTCCACCGGGTTCATGCGCGCTGGCGTGGGCAGAGGGCGCGAAGGTGGAAGGAACGCCGGACAATTCCCCCCAGGCCACGGTGCCCCAGACTTTATTCCCTTTCCAGACCTGAGTGGAAGTCCCAGCGGTGATGGCGGCCTCGTAGACGTCGGTGTGGGAATGGGTCGTGGGGGATTTGGCGTCCAGGGCCGCCTGAAGGTCCGTCTGGTCGGACAGCAGGCCTGAGATTGTGCCCCAGACGGCGGAGCTGGCGCCTCCAGCCTCGGCGACATCCTCCCAGGCGGTTCCGCTGGAACGCTGCAGCTTGCCCAAGGTGGTATCGAAGTAGAGGTAGCCGGTGTTCCCGGCGGCAGCCGCAGGCTTGGCGGCGGTGGTTCCGCGGCCATGGATGGTGGCCCAGGGCAGCGCGTCGGCTCCACCGGGTTCATGCGCGCTGGCGTGGGCAGAGGGCGCGAAGGTGGAAGGAACGCCGGACAATTCCCCCCAGGCCACGGTGCCCCAGACTTTATTCCCTTTCCAGACCTGAGTGGAAGTCCCAGCGGTGATGGCGGCCTCGTAGACGTCGGTGTGGGAATGGGTCGTGGGGGATTTGGCGTCCAGGGCCGCCTGAAGGTCCGTCTGGTCGGACAGCATGCCTACGATGGCGCCCCATGCGCTGCCGCCTCCACTCGCCAGATCGAAGCTGGGACGGTAATCGATGATGGATGTGATGCCCGTGGCCGAGGTGGCCACCAGGGCCATGGGAATCTTCCCAGCGGTGAAGCCGGTGGTGTTCTTGCTGACCAGGCCCGCGCTGGTGCGCTCGATGTAGTTGTTGGCGCTGGGGGTGAGGGCCAGGGTTCCGCCGGCCACCTGCGCGGCAGCTCCGGCAATCCAGGTAACGCCGCCCAGATAGGCGTAGACCAGGCCCCCGGTCCCAAACACGTTCTGCGCGAAGGCCTTGAGGGCTGCCGCGTCGATGGCAAGTCGGGTATTGTCCTCCCCCACCTTCCCGGGAGCTTCGCCAATCTGGAAGTCGTAGGGAATGCCGAGATAAGGGGTGTTCTGGCTCATGCGCTCTCCTGCCCGTAGCCCAGGCCGTATCCGGTTTCACCCACATCCACCAGGGTGGCTGTGGCTTCGCGGGTCTTGAGGTTTTCATCGAGGGCCATCACCAGTTGGGTGGTGGCGGCGTTGTTCACGCGGACCCGGGCGATGGGAGGCAGGGCCTCCCAGGGCGGGACCACGCTGGTATCCGGGGCCAGCCAGGTTTCCACGCTCGCCTGGCGCGGCTTTCCGAACCAAATCGCCAGGGACTTGGCCATGGCGCTGCAGCCGCTGGTGGTCCATACCAGGGGATGCGAGGTGATCTCCAGCAGCTTGCCGCCCTCCTGCCCCCTTGCGTCGGCGTACTGAGAATCGTCGCTGGTGGAGACACGGATCAGGGTGTAGAAGTGCTCCCATGTGCGGGTGACTTTCCGGGTCACGCGGGAGATCGTGAGGTCATAGACTTGGTCCAGGAAGGTGCGGGAGACCACCTGCAGCGTCCCTGTGGGATCGGGAACGGCCACGGCGTTCATCAGCTGACAGATGTGCTCCACCAACTGCAGGGCGGCCATGCCGCTGGGCTTGAACCGCTCCAGCGTGAATGGCAGCTCGCGGTCCACTTGGAAGAGCCGACCGCCGATCTGGCCAATCACCCGGCCCATCTTGGTGGGGTCCCGGAAGCAGCCGATCAGAGACGGCGCGCCGTCGGTGACCTTCTCTGAGAAAACAACTGATGCGCGGGCGTCCCCGGTGACCGGAAGAGCCGTCAGCCGGAAGAAATGCGTTTCCGTCAGGGCATTCCCCTGGGCGTCCGAGGTATCGAAGCGGCCGAGCATGACCAGCTCGTCTGGAGTGATCCCGGCCAGGGTAGAGGGATAGAACCCGGTGACGGCATCGGTGAGGGTGACCCAGTGGAGGGTGACGCTGGTGGCGGTGCAGTCGACGCGGCCATAGCCCTGGGCGCTCACCAGGTAGGCCCCCCAAGGGGTGGTGGTCAGGATCCCTCCGGCGGCTTCGGCGGGGATGGCACAGGTCCCGGAGGCCCCGAGCCCCAGCACCAAGCCGGCATCCGTGCGCGCCAGCAGGGCCCCTGGCAGGCCCGGGACGATGCACGCCGACAGGATGGCCCCGCCCGACCAGGACTGGACCATATCCGCGCCCCAGGCGGTTCCGCTCCAAGCGTTGGAGACCACGGTGCTGCCGGTGCATTTCAACCGCCGCATCTGCGGGTAGTCGTGCACCACGATGAGACCCACCGCCGCGCCGAGGGCCGGGGTCCACTGGCCACTCCCCCGGAAGCCGTTATCCACCTGCTGGAGCTTGAAGTCGGCATACCCGCGGTTCCGGCGCCGCGCCAGGACGTTGAGGGCGGCGGTCTCGTCGGGCATCAGGGTGGCGGGCGCGGTGGTGAGCTGGTCCGTCCAAATTGCCCGCTTGGCGGGTGTTCCGGGAACCGCCGTCCAGCCGATGGCGGGCGTCCCGTCCCAGGTTTGGCCGTCGCCCGCGATTACCCGAAGATCGGTCAGGCCGGGTTCCACGTCGGCCACGCCCCGGAGATCCTCGCCCACGGCCGGGCGCAGGGGGAGGAAGGCGAGGACGGGATCAGGCAGGACTGGGGCGATGAGGCGGGAGATGTCGAGCCGGTACGGCATCACCGCGCGGTAGAGGATGGTCCTGGCGTCCTCGAAGACCAGTTCGGCTTGGGTCTCTGGGGTGAAATAGATGTGATTCCCCGCGGTGAGCGCGCGGCCGATCGGTTCGCGGGTGATGACCTGATTCAATTCGGCGTCGACGTTCAGCACCGTCCAGGTGGCGCTGGAGGTGCCGAGAATAAGGCCGATCTTGTCGCCAGCGGCGATGCCATCGGTGGTGTCCAGCGGCAGGATGTAGGTGGGAGTGTTGCTGTCGTAGGCGACATCCGAGGCCACGGAATAGTAGGTGGTGGAGGTGTTGCCACTGACGCTGCCATGCCGTGTGAAGGGGATGTTGGGGTTCATGGCCATGACGGCGGCGATCGCCGATGGAGAGGCCCCTATGTCGGCACCCAAACCAGGGAGATAGGCGTAGCTGTCCGCCACGGTGGAAACCCTGTAGGTCTTCCCAGGCAGGATCGATGTGGTGACCTTGTCCCCTGATTGCAGCCAGTCGTTCGGGCCGGCCCACGAGAGCTTGTCGAGCCAACCGACCAGGCCAGCCTGCCAGCCGTATTCCACAGAGCAGTTTTTCGTCTGATCCGTGGTCCGGTTGGAGGCCGCCTTAGGCCCAGGCCGTTGCCATTCAGGGTCGGTCGAGCCATCCGCGACGATGCCCAGGGTGATGGCCGAGAGCTGGATGCTCCAGTCCTGAGCGACAATCTGCACCTCGCGGGACTTGGTTTCGATCTGCAGGCCCTTGGGGTTGACCACGCCCAGGAAGCGCCGCGTACCGTCCACGTCCACCAGCAGGTAGGGGGGCAGCAGTCCGCCGGCGATGCTGATCTGATCCTTGAGGAAGGTCCACAGGCCGCCGTCGTTGTCCTCCACCTTCAGGGTGAGATCGGCGGGTGTGACCTTGGTCAACTGCTCGTCGGCGCTGCGGGAGAGTTTGCCGACGCCGATCGTCCGTCCAGCCAGGCTGAAGCTGGACCCCGGCTGCCCGGTGCCCAGGTTCTGCCAGAGGGATGCGGAGATGGCGCGGGGGCTGCTCATCCGCGCAACCCGGAATCGTTGTTCATCAGCCCGCGGAGGAACTTGCCCATGCTCGCGTCGTCGTTGGTGAAGATCTGCGCGCCGCGGAGGTCGATCATGGGGGCGCCGAAAGCCGGAAGACCCGCGGCCTGGCGTGAGGATGCCGAACCCGAGGCTGCGGCGACGTACCCTTGAGCGGCGAAGGCGTAGTCCTGGGTGCGGGCCTGGCTGGCCAGCAGGTTGCCCACCAGGTTGTCGGCCCAGGTACGGAAGGAGACCTCCGGGACCACCAGCTCGCGCCCCGCCTCGCCCATGAGGGCCAGGGTGGGGCGGTCGATGACACCACCTGAGGCGAAGACGGTACCCGCGGCTCCGATGGCCTTGCCTTGGGCGATGTTCGCCAGCATGTCGCCCATCATCAATTCGATCTGCGCCAAGGCGAGAACTGGACCCGCGAAGGGAATGTAGGCGTAAGCCGACCAGGTTTCGGCAGAGGCGAGAGTCAACGCGGCACTGATTTGGCCCGCCTTGGCCGCGGTGGCGCTCTTGTGGAAGATCGCTTCAGCCGTGGCCGCGACCAGCCACTGGGCAGCCATCTGGGCCAGGGCCTTCAGCACGGACCCGGCGATGCCCTTCCACAGGGCGTCCCATTTCTGGGCGCCGGTCATGCCGTGCTTGAAGATGCTCTCGAAGAAATTGGCGAAGCTTCCTTCCAGGCCTTGCAGGATCTGGGTGGTGACGTTCTTCCAGACCTGAAACTTGTTTTGCGCGGTGGTGATGTAGGTGTCCAGGGCAGAGCGCATGCCGTCGGCAGCCGTCGCGTCGATGCGCAACTCAGCGCGCACGCGCCGGGCGGCCTCGGCAGCGGCATCGCCCTTGGCGGCGAAGGTGTCCAGGGAGCGGTTGAGGTCGTCCAGGTTGAGGGCGCTGCCTTTGATCTGGGCCTGCTCGCTCAGTTCCTGCTTGAGCTTGCCCATCTCCTGCTTGACCTGGTCGCGCCACGCCTGCAGTTTGACCCGCAGTTCGGCCTCATCGATGAGGTTGGCAGGGATCAGCTCGCCGCCCTTGGCGGCGTTGTCCAGGTTCTTGCGACGAATCTCTTGGAAAGTCTTGTCGATCTTGGCCAAGCGTTTTTCCAGGCCTTCTTCCTCCTGAACCTGGAGCTGGGCCATCAGGTCCTGGTGGGTGCGGGCGCGGTCGGTGGCCAGCTTCTTTTCTTTGGCGTCGATCTCCAGGTTCACCTGGGTTATCCGGGCCACGCGCAGATCTTCAAGGGCTGCTGCCTCTTGATCGAAGCGCCCCTTGGTCAGCTTGCCTTCGTCGCGTTCCTTCTCGAGTTTCAGGCGGCGGTCGAGGGTATCGGCCTCCACATCCGCCAGCTTGGCTTTGCGCTCAGCTTCCAAGTTCTCCGCAGCCTGGGTCTTGAGGATCTCGGCGTGCAGGCGCAGCAACCGGGCCTGGTGCTCTTCCTCGGTGAGTTGGGCGCTTTTGTCTTTGGTCCCGGCACTGGCCGAGGTCTTGGGCTTGGCGTCCAGGGCTTCCAGTCGGGCTTTGTAGTCGAGTTCTGTCTTGATTAAGACTTCGTAGTTCTCTTTTAACTTCTTTATCGCGTTCTTCGCCTGCTCTGCCTGCGCGTCCGCCTCGGCTAGGCCAAGATAGCGTTTTCCTTTCATCCCCATGAAATTGGTGTCAGTGGTTAGTTTCGTATCAGTCAGGCCCCGGGACCTTGCGAGCGCAATTTCTGACTCGATAAGTTTGTAATTCGCTTCGGCGTTGGCCAGCGAACTTTTCGCGGCCTCTCTGTCAGCCGTGGCCTTTTTCAGAGTTTCTTGGGCGACCACCCGAGTCACTTCGGCGGCATTGGTGTACAGCCCGTTCTGTTCCTTCAGCAGGGCGATGGTCCCCGGCATGATCAGGTTGATCTGCTCCATCACCAGCCGGAGGCGGGCCTGGGCCTGGGCCTTTTCGTCGGCGCTGGCCTTGCCGTCGCGCAGGATCTTGTCGAGCCGCAGCGCTTCGTCGGAGAGGTCTTTGAACTTGGCGGCGTTGCCCTGGGCGTCCCGGGCGGCATCGAGCTGCTTCTGTGCGGCGTCCTCGGCGCTGTTGCCTACCATGACCCAGGCGCTGGCCAGGGCCATCAGCGCCATCGTGATGATGCCCCAGGGTCCGCCTGCGAGGGCGGCTATGGACGCGCCTGTGGAGGCGGCGGCACCGGAAGCAGCGCCGGCCTCCAAGAGTTTGGCGCGGGTGGTGGCGATGGCCTGGATCTCGGCTTCCTTGTCGGCCAAGGTCATGGCGCCCAAGGCGAAGGTGTTCTGGACGATGGCTTCGCGGCTGGCCAGCATCGCCAGAGCGCGCTGGATCTCCGCGCGGATGTTGGAGGTGGCGGTGACGGTGACGCCGGCGCTCGCAAGGGATTCCTGGACCTGGGCCTGGGTGGCGGCGCGGGTAGCCGCGACGACCTCTACCTTGGCGGCGCCCCAAGCCACAAGGCTCTGGACGATGCGAGACACCTGCAGCGCGCCCCAGGCCGCCACCAGGCCCAGGATGGGCTGGCGCAACTCGAGGGCCTTGAGGGCGACGGTGGACAGGATTTGCGCAAGTTCGCCCAATTCCCGGCCCAGGGAACGGGCATTGGCGATGCCTTCAGGGCTGGCCAGGGAGGAATTGATTTTGCCCAGGGCCTCGCCGATCCCAGCGGAGGCCCCGGCCTGGCCCATTTCGTAGCTGAAGAGCTGGAAGGTGCTGCGGATCCGGTTGATGTTGGCCTGCAGGGAATTGGCGGCCTTCTCAGGCTTATCGCCCAATTCCTTTTCCATCTGCCGGGCGAACTTGGGCAGGAAGTCATCGGAGACCACCTTGCCGTTGCGCAGCAGGTTGTCCAGCTCGGCCGTGGTGACGCCCATGGCGCGGGCGGCGATCTGGAAGGCGCCGGGCAGATGCTCACCGAGCTGCTTGCGCATTTCCTCGGCCATCACCTTGCCCTTGGACATCATCTGGCTGAGGGCCAGGAAGATCCCGTGGGTCTTCTCGGCGTCCAGGCCCATGGCGGTGGTGGCGCGAGACACGGCGATGAACACGGCGCGAGCGCCTTCGCCTTCCATCTTGGTGCCGCGGGCGGCGTTGGCCAACATGCCGTAGCCCTGGGCGGCCGTGACGAGATCCAGCCCCAACTCGAAGGCGATCCGACGAACGAAAGCCATGGAGGCGGCGCCGTCACCGGTGGCCAAGGCCAAAGCGCGCTGGCTGCGCTCCAAATCCAGGTTGGCGGTCAATACCTGCTGGCCAACGTCCCGCAGGCCATACAGCACCGTGCGCACGGCCTCCAGAGCCAGGCCAGCCTTGATGATGGCTGGGGTCCAGGATTCGTGCGCGTTGCGCACTTCGTGAACTGCGGCGGCACCGCTGACCATGCTGGAGCGCATGGCTTCGGCCTTCTGCGCCGTTAGGTGGAACCCGCTCTCGCTGGCCTTGGCGACGGCGTGCAGATCTTTGACCAGGCCGTCCAGGCTGCGGCTGACCTGGGCCAGGATGGCCATCAGGTTGCCAGGGTCGGCGCTGAGTTGGACCTTCAGGTCGTCGGACAAGGCCTAGTCCTCGGGCGGTTCAGGTGCGGGCGGTGGATCTTCGCAGTGGGGCGCGACGGCGGCCCAAATGGTCTGGGCGTGCTGGTAGCCTTCGTATTCCTGCTTTCTCAGCAGTTCAGTGGCCCAAGCCAGGGCATCGTCGGCCGGAAGCAGGGCGGCGGCCCGCCAGCCCCCAGCGTGGGGGGCTAGGATTCGGCGGAGCGCGAATCCCCTTGGCTGTTCTCGGTCGTCTCGGAGGCCTTCAGCAGGCCGGAAAAGCCGGGAATGTTGAGTCCCGAGCTGCTGAAGTCGCCGAAAAAATCCGCCACCTTCGCCAGAATCTCGGCTGCCGGAATCAGGGCGGCGCGACGGTCCAGCTCTTTGGCCTTGGCGGGATCGCCTTCGGCGTCGAAGAGCTCTTCGCCGGTGGAGACCACCAGGACGGCCATCTTGCGCAAGGCGTGGGAGGCGCCCAAGGCGCTAAGGTGAGGCAGCATGTGGCGCAGGATGTCCGCGCGCTCGCCCTCTTTCGGGGCGTTGAGCAGGGCATCGATGGCTTCCCCCACGGCGGGCTCGCCCAAAAGGGCGAGCCCGCGCGAAAGGTGGGCCTCGGTCAGGACGATCGAGGGTTGGGCCATTACAAGGCCGCCGCGTCGGCGCTGTCGTTGAAGGCCACCACGCCGTTGCCCAGGCTGTTGAAGGCATACGGGCTGGGCCGGAGGCTCATGGAAACCTTGATGTTGACGCCTTCTTTCTTGCTGAGCTTGACATCGATTTCAGGGATGAGCGCGGCGAGGGGAAACAGGAAGTGGTCGAATTCCCCGGGCACCAGGACGGAGGCCATCTTGTACATGGCGGTCACCAGGCCGTAGTTGGTGGAAGCGCCCAAGGCGACGATCTTGCGGCCGGCCTTGCCCGCGGCGGCGGCCACGGCGATGAGGTCGGAGGTCCCCATGCCGAAGACGTCCTTGAGGTGGGCGGGGTCCACATCCCAGAATTCGAAGTCGGTGGTGGCTTCGTCGATGCCTGAAAGCACCTTGTTCTTGGGGCCGTTGTTGTAGTCGAATTCGACGGTGGAGGGCTTCACTTTGAAGGTGATGCCGTTGGCGGTCAGGTTGGCGTAGGGGTTGACACCAGCCTTCAGCACCTTCTTGATTCCGGCATCCTGGTAGAACAGGCCGTAGTAGCCGTCGGCGGTGGTGGCCAGCGTCCCGGCTCCGGGGTCGGCGGAGGGCGCGGGGGCCAGGTAGAGCTGGCCAGCGCCCACCCGCTGAAAGTTGGAATTCATCACGGCAAGCGTCATGACTTGTCCTTTTCTTTGGGGTTCGTGGAGGGTTCAAGGGCGAGCACGACGCCTTTCAGCGAAAGGGCGAGCTGCGCCTTGTCGGCGGGGATCTCCACCGCGAGACCGCCAGTCAGTTCGGGCAGTTCGTCGTGCTGGAGGGTGTAGAGGGTAGAGATCACCCGCACGGTGGCGGGTTTCTTGGGGTTCATGGCAGTTTCCAGAAGTGGGTAAAGGTGAAATCCAACACGGCGCCGGCGAGCTTGGAATCCAGGGCATCGCCGTAGGGTTCCCAGCCGTCCAGGCGGCCCTCGGTCGCCCTTCCACCCAAGGTGGGATCCCTGAGCAGGGTGCGGATGACCCAGGTCCGAAGGGCCAAGGTGCCCGCGATGATCTGGGCGGATTCCAGGCGAAGATCAACACGGAGCTTGGTTTCGCGGGTGTCGGCGGCGTGCTCCCCCCCGTCCTCCTTCAGCTTGTCTCCCTCCACGATGTACACCGCCACGACCGGCCAGTTGCTTGGATTGACGGGCAGATCGGGGTGATCCAGTGGGCCATTGAGTCCCACAGGCTTGGTCGAATCCGAGGCCAGCAGGTTGATGGCCTCGGCGTGGAGATCGTCGGAAGTGGTGAACATGGGTCAGGCCTTGGCCAAGGCCAAAAGGGTTGCCCCGTCGGCCTCGTCTTGAAGGTCTCGGACCTCCCAGGTTTCAGGAGTTCCGGGGTAGGGCGGGAGAGGCGCCGTGGTAAGGACGCTGCCCTGGACGACTCCAGGGAGGGCGCCTTTCACGATGCGGAGTTCCACCAGGTTTCCGGTGCTCTGAATCCGGCCGCTCCCGTCCTCGAAGAGCTTTGGTCGCGTGTGCAGGTTGCCCTGGATGGTGGTGGCCCCAAAGGAAACCACCACGCCCCCGGGCAGGGCGGTCAGCGCGGCTTGCAGATCGCGGGCGAGGAGGGCCGGGTTCATCAGGCGGTCTCCTGGACGGGCTTGAGGACACCGCAGGCCACGAATGGCGCGGCGTCTTCAGGAGTGGCCTCCACGCGGTCTCCCGCTTCAAGAGGTTCGTCGGCAAAGCCTTCGAACCGCCACTGGACCTCGTAGGCGGCCAGAATTCCAGCCGGGGCGTCCGGAGGAGGAGCGGAAGTTTCCTCCGGCCCGGGGGTCGGAGGAGGGGCGGAAGTTTCCTCCGGCCCGGGGGTCGGAGGAGGGGCGGAAGTTTCCTCCGGCCCGGGGGTCGGAGGAGGGGTGGAGTTTCCCTTCGGTTTGGCCATCGGATGGCTCAGGCGATGGCGTTCTGGAAGAAGTAGCCGCAATCCGTGGCGATGATCTTCTCGGCCACGGATTCGCCCACGCGGACGCGGACGCCGCCGCGCATCCCGATGTCGGGATCCTCGATCTCGCCGGCCACGCGGGGTCCCCACTGGGCGGTAAGGCCGTAGGTAATGCCGCGGTTGGTGTCGGCGTTGGGGTCGATGTAGAGGAAGGAGGCGTGCTTGCCCCAGGCGCGGGCGATGCTGACGGCCTGGCCGGGCTTGGCGGAGTTGATGAAGGCACGGCCCACCAGGAGCTTCTGGAGGCCCAGCTGTTCGGCGATGTAAGCCAGGGGCACCAGGCCGTACTGGCCGTTGTTGCCGAAGTAGCCCGCCACCAGCTTGGGGTGAAGCTGGAGCTGGGTGGCCACCAGTTGACCGATGACCCCCAGGGTGGGACGCATGATCATGCTGTCGAAGGCGGTCAGGATCGCCCGGAGAGGATCCGAGTTGGCGGTGTCCGACCACTGGTTGACGCCCGCCAGGGTGGTCTTGTTGGCGGCCGCGTAGTTGTTGGCGTCGAAGACGGCGCTGGCGACCCGGACCTCGCGGTCCAGCAGGATCAGATCGGTGGTGCTGGCGGTGGCCCGTTTCTTGGGGTCGTACTTCCCCCCCAAGGACTTGGCATTCTCCACATCCTGGTTGGGGATCGGAGCGTCCAGGGCGTAGTCGTTGGTGACGCCACCCGTCTTGGTCCCGGAAAATTCAACCTGGGTGGGAGCGGCGGTGCGGCCCACGCGGGTATCGGGGACCGTGAAGGTCTCGCCCTTGTCGAACTGCATGTACTCGAAGGCCTGGGTGCTGACAGGCACCCGGGGAAGCACATCATCAGCGATGAGGGTGGGGTTCTTGTACGCGACCGCGAGGGCGGTCAGTTCGGGGATGATCGGAAAAGGAGCGTAGCTCATGAGTTCTCCTTAGCCCTGCATGACGGACTGGTTGATGAGGACGCGGAAGAGATCCCCGTTGGCGGCGGCCTCGTAGGCGATGCCAAGGATCTGGTTGTTGGCGCCGGCGGCGGGAGCGGCGGCCACGGCCTGCCCAGTGGCGTCGCTGGTCACTTTCGCGCCCCGGGTGATCGCCCCGCCGGCCTTCACGGTGGCGAGGCCCTGGAGGATCACATCCACCGGTTCGGTGTCGGCGGCGTCGACCTTGTTCTGGGAGACCCCGATCAACAGATCGGTGGCGGCGGCCGCGAGGGCCACGAGGTTGTCAGCGGCGCCGTGCTTGACGATGCGGTTGCCCGCCACGGCCCCAGACGCGGTGAATTTCTTGATGAGGATGGGATTCGACATGGGTCACTCCTTCCCTTCGATTTCGTCGAGGGCTTCGACCACGGAAAGGGTCCGGCCCTTCCCGGCCTCAGCCTGGATGTGGCGGGTGATGCGATCCGCCAGGACGGTGGATTCCGTCATGGGGCCTCTGTCGCTCTTGCCCTTGGGTTTCGGGTCGGGATCCCCCGGGGTGGGGGTGGGCGGTTCAGGAGCTTCGCTCTGGATGTTGTGCAGGGCAGCTCCCAGCTTCTGCTGATGGGCCGCCACGACCGCCGAAGCAGCCTGGTCCGGGGTGGTTTTGCCGTCGAAGGCCAGGGTCTTGATCAGGGCTTCGTGGCCGGGAACCGACTTGGCCAGAACGCCTTGAATGCGGGCGGATTCGGCAGCGGCTCCACTGATCCCGGCGGCTTCGAGTTCGCCGGCGTGGCTAGCCTCGGCTTCTGCCCTGCCCTCGGCCTTGATGGCTTCGAGGAGTTCCGGCGCCTTGGCGGCCAGTTCCTCGCGGGTGATGGACATGATGTCCTCCTGGTGGGGGTTGAGGTGGGACGCGGCGACACCGGCCGCGGGCCAGGGGGCCGGAGGGTTCGCAGAGAGTTCGGAGATCAGGGCGTCAAGGGTGGAAACACCGTCCACCAATCCCGCATCGATCGCCTGGCTGCCCAGGAAGATCCGGCCATCGGCCATGGTTGAAAGGACTGTCTCGACCGAGACGCCCCGGAAAGTGGCGACGGCATCCACAAAGACCGAGTAGATGTGATCCACGTGGGCCTGGATGGTCGCCCGCCCCTCTTCTGTCAGGGGGGCGTAGGAAGACGCGATGCGCTTGTAGCGCCCCGCGGTGATTTCGGTGGTCTTGAATCCGCGCTGGGCCTGGGCCTGGCTCTCATCCACATGCTTGGCCACCACGCCGATGGAACCGACTTCGGTGGTATCCGACGTGATGTAGACCTTGCTGGCGGCGGAGCCAGCCCAGAAGGCGGCGGAGCACATGCAGCCATCCGCCAGCGCCACGATAGGCATTTGGCCGCGGGCAGCGAAGACCGCATCGGCCAACTCTTGGGTGCCGTCCACGGTTCCGCCGGGGCTGTCAACGTGGAGGATTATCGCCTTGACGCCGGGGTCCTCCAGGGCCGCCTGAAGGTCCCGGCGGATCAGGGCGGTGCTGCTCATGCCACAGAGGGTGGAGAGCCAGTTCGCGCGCTTGGTCATGACGCCATCGATGGGAATCACGGCCACGCCGTTCACCACGTCGTAGGGCTGGCGGTCCGCTGAAGGCCCTTTGAAAACGGCGGTCTCGAACCCTTTGAGGTCGATCTTTTCGCCTCGCAGGTGCGTGGCGTAGACGGCCGCCATTTCCGTGAGCTTTTCGGGACGGATGGCCCATGGCGCAGTGACGATGTCGAGCGGGCGCATTGGCTACTCCTGGCCTTGGACGGAAGGAAGAGCTTCGTTGTCGGTGCCGTCGGGCGCCGATACCGGGGTGGCCGTCGCCGCGATCGGGGTAGGTTTTCCCAGGTGAACGTCCAGGGCTTCGATCCGCTGGTCCTCGGTGGCCCTTCGTTCGATCTCGACATCCCAGTCCCGGCCGAACAGGGCGGCGGTCGCCTCGGTCCGGGTGGAGAAGCCGGCATCCACCGCATCGGACCACGCGGCGATTTCTTTGCCCATGTCGATTTGGCCCAGGGAATCCCCGGTCCATCCGCCTGAGCAGTAAGCCAGGCGAAGGATCGGGTCATCAAAGAATCCAGGGGCGTCGACCAAGCCGCTGGCCACGCATTCCTCAAGGAAGGCTTCGTAGACGGGCTGGCACAGGTTGGTAGCCAGCCAAGCGCGGCGGGAGCGGACGAACTTGGCCAGCTCGAGCAGGGCGGCGCGCGCGGCGGAGTAGGAGGCCGTGAAGTGCTTGACCAGCACCTCGAAGGGAAGTTCCAGAGCTACGCCGATTTGGCGAAGCATGGCCAGCACAAAGGGATCGAAGGCTTGGTTGGGGCGGTTGGGTGAGAAGTTCTCGATCTTCTCGCCCGGGTCGAGCTCGAAGGTGGATCCGTACCCCAGTTCGATGGCCTTGCGTGGGGCGGCTGGATTGGAGGAGGCGGGGAGATCGACCTTGGCCCCGTCCAGCAGGCCGCCTCCGTTGGCGGGATCGCTGGTGACGAAGAGGGTGTACATGCCGGACACCACGGCCGCCCGCAGCTCGCCTGTGGTGTACTCGCCCAACTCGCGCAGGGTCTCAATCACCGTTGAGAGGTAGGGCACGCCACGGTGCTGGTCGGGGCGCAAAGACACATACAAATGAAGGACGGCAGGGGTCCCGCGCTTCGTGCGGGCCGGAATTTTCTGGAAATCCTGTTCGCTCATGGCTCGCCGCGAGCCGGGATGGAACTTGGTGATGTGGTAAGCCGAAGGCGCTCCGTCGGAATTCAGTTCCACGCCCCCGCTGAAGTTGGCTTCTCCTGATTTATCCGGCGGGGTGAGAAGGCGGTCGCTCTCGACCACTTGCAGTTTCAGGCCCAGGAAATCCCCGGGGCGCTTCTTGTGGGGCAACACCACCAGGGAATCGCCGCTCTCGAGCGTGCTGCGGGTGGCGAGGGATTGGATTTCGTAGAAGTTGTGGAGCGTGTTGAGGCTGACGGATTTGGATTCGGCCCACAGGCGCCAGAGCCCTTCAACTTTTTTCGCCCAATCCGCCGATTGCTGTTCGTTCCACCCCAGGAAGGCCCGCTCAGGCTGGCTCCGCAGCATGAGTCCGGTTCCCACGACATTGGAGACGACGGTATTGACGGCGCCCGCGGCCAGGGGATTGTCCCGCAGCAGGGACCGACTGCGCTCGCGCAGGGTGGGCAGATCATCGAGCGTGTCCGCGTCGGGGTCTCCGCCACGGGTTGCCCATTTGGCGGTCTGGTCCCGATCATGGCGGGCGCCGGCCCAGGATCCTGAAATGGCCATCACGCCCATGCGGGCTTTCATCCGCGCCAACTGCGCAGACGGGGAGAACAGACCGACCAGGCGGTCCATCTTCGTGGCCGTGAGGGTGGGGCGCCGCATCAGGCTGGCCCGAAGGAAGGCATGGGCCCGCGAGTGCCACGCTGGGCGCGGCTAAGCTCGCGCTCCAGACGTTCGATGGTCAAGTTCACGTGCTTGATGTGGGCCCGGCTGACTTCCAGGTCTCCCTTTCGATAGCTCTGTCCCTGGGCGATCGCGGTGCGCGCCTCATACCAGATGTCGAGTTCGCCTTGGATCGCCACAGCGGTTCGTGCCATGCCGCGAAGGTAGGGCCGGGCCTGCGACATGGTTTGACGAAACAGTTTCTTCGAACTATGTCGCGGGCTACTTCTTGAACGGACCTGGGCTTAGCAATCTGCGGCCCTTTGGTGATGTTCCACGGGCTAAGTGTTCAGGATCATCAGCGTTGCGAATTTCGAGGGCCGCGCCCTTCGCCAGGGATCCAAGGTCTGAATAGCGGATGGGCCCAAGGATGTTTTGCAGAATCCAGAGGCCGGCGTGGGCCATGTGCATCAGATCCCAGGCTTCGTTTCGGTCGCGGGTCTTGATCCAGCGGGTGCTCACCTTGCGGGTGCGGGGATCGATGCGCTGCTCCAGTTTTTCGGAGGTGAGCTGGTCAAGGTATTCGTCGGGAACCCAGTCTGGAAGGTGGACATAACGAGGGCCTGGATGCAGCCTCTGCAGGGCTCCCATGGCCTTCTTCTTGGAGGAATCGGTGGCGATGACGAAGAGCTTCACCCGGGCTTTGCGGGTGGTGCTCTCTTTCGCCATGCCGGGCCTGTCGATGTAATCCTCTCCGACGCAGGCGAAGCAGCGGCGGGCGAGGGACTGGCGCGGCATGATGAATTCGTAGACGGCGGCCTGGTTGTACCGCGCGTCCACGAGCACGAGGTCCAAGGGCATATGCCGGCCGCTGGTGGCATGGTGCAGGGGCTGGAGCAACCAGGCATCGAACTCTTCAAATACTTCTGGCTGGCTGGTGTCTCCGTAGAAGGCTCGGTAGTCCACGATCCAGGCCTCTTCGCCTTCACCAAAGGCGGTGTGCTTGGCCTCCAAGCGATCTTTCTGCACGTCACAAGTGGTGATGATGACCCCGGCCCCGTTGGGAACGCGCCCGCGCTCGTAGGACTCCAACCTGGACTGCAACAGACCTTTTTCCAGGGCATCGCCTTTTTCTTCCCAGGTCTCGGCCAATTTTAGGTTGATGAAGGTCTTCAATTCGCTGGGACTGGTTTGGGCATCCACCCATTCCTGGGCGAGCTGCTCCCAGTTGTCCTTGACCACGCTATACAGGGAGTTGTTGCGGAAAGAGCGTACCTTGCGGACCTCGGGATGCTCGTGGATCCAGTCTCCGGCACCGACCATGGGCCGCTTCCAGCGTTCTTCAATGGGGTGGCCGCAATGCTTGCAGACGTAGAAGGTGCTTCCTGGGATCACCTTCCGCTTGGAATCCAACTCGTACAGCAAGCGATACTGGCCGCCCTCGTCGCGCCACACCAGGGTCTGCATTCCGTTGCATTGAGGGCAGGGGACGAAGTACTGCGCCATGCTGCCTTTGAAGTAGTCCTGCTCGGTGGGATCGATTCCCCGAGGCATGGCGGGCGTGCTGCCCTGGAAGATCACCAGGTCTTCGTAGGTTTCACCGCGGCCCCGGGCGATCTTGCCAGGATCGCCTTCCCCGCCGACATCCACCCGGTAGGCGCTGCGCTCATCCAGAAGGATCATGCGCGAGCTGTAGGAACGCAGTTCTTTGGGGGCCGTGGCGCTGGCGATGACCAAGTAGGCGCCATTGCGGAAGCGCTTCTTGCGCACGGTGGACCCGCTGCGCCGGTTGGTGGCCGGGATGGCCAGGCCCGACAGGCTTTCGCAATGATCGATCATGGGCTGGATGCGATCCTTGGCGTACTCCTCGGCGGTCCCCTGACTGGGCTGTACCATCAGCATTTCCATGGCGTGGACGTCCAGGCCCCAGCCCACCACGGCGTTGAGGATGGTGCTCCAGCCAATCTGCACGGGCTTGATGTAGATCACCTCGCGCACGTCGGGATCCATCATGCAGTCCATGATCTCGATCTGGTACGGGTCAGGTTCGCAGGGGCCTTTTCGAGCGCCCATGGTGATCCACAGGTTGGCCCGCGCCCAATCCGATGGCTTGATGATGGCCGGCGGCTCCCACAGCGCCCGCAGGCGTTCATCCATCGCGTCCAGGGCGTCGAGTTGATCGGGATGGGAAATCATTCCGAGCCCTTGGCCAGAATTCGAAGGGTGCGCTGCACCTGCTCCTCCAAGGCGCGGGTGGATTCTGGGCCGATCTGGCTGCGCAGGCGGTTGGGGATGCTCAGGATGTGGGTGCGGGCAGCGACGATCAGGCGAGCGGTGCGCTCTTCGAAGGCGGTGATCGGAGCTACCTCTTTGCGTTCGGCGGCCAGCTTGATTTCATCGCGTTCGGCAGCCAGGTGCTGGCGGCGGGCCTCGCTCGACGCTATGGGCGGAATTCCAGCCGACTCAAGGTCGGTTCGCGCGGCGGTCATCAAGGACCGGTATTCACGGTCCCGCCACCACCGGAAGGCCTCAGACCAGCGGTAGTGCAGGCTTTTCCCGGATCCATGGCTGGGCAGCGGGGGGTCTTCCTTGCCCCAGTTGCGGACCGTGCGGTCTTCCACTTCGAAAAGCGCGGCAAGCTGGGCCTGGGTTAGTTTTTCAAGGTTCACAGGCCCTCAGATTCCGTCCGGGATCCCCGAAGTTGATCTGCCACGTCCAGCCCGCAGGAAAAACCGTTTATGGAAGGCCTCCTGGAATGCTGGGGCGAAGGCCTTTTGCGCGGTTTCAACGAAGTGGAGCATGGCCCTGAGCTTGTAGGCCCTGGCGAAGCTGTAGACCATGCGGATGTCATCCCGGCCCGGGCCGATTCGCTGAAAAACCCCACCCATGGGGGCTTTCCGGCTGCTGCGCAGAATGAACGTGCGCTCGCGGCCTTTGATCTGCTCTTTTCCCCCGGTGGTGTGGAAGGTGGTGCCCTGGTCGTCCTTGCGGGTATAGGTGCGGCGATGGGAGCTCGTGTCCCAAGCAAGCCGGGTCCTGGATTTCTTGAAGCGGAGGGCCTTGAAGGTGAGTTCCTGCTTGACGACGCCCCCATAGGAGCCACCTTCTCGGGCGGTACCGGTAATGGGTCGAGCCACATGCGCCCCCACGAACGGCTGGCGGGTCTCGCCGGTTTCCCACTTGGCCAGCAGCAGCCGGTCTTTCCGTTCGATCCCAACCTCGGCCAGGAGTCGGCCCTGCCGCACGTTGGCCCAGGTGAGGATTTTCACTTGCTGGAGGATGAAGGAGCGTTCTGCCCCGCTCGCGCGCACCACGCGAAGGGTGAATCCCTGCCGGATGACTTGGCGGATCCTGGCTTGGATCTCGAGGGCGGAATCATTCAAGGCCTGGGCCAAGCTGAAGACGATGTGCTTGACGTTGCTGGCCTGGAGGTTGGCCAGGGCCAGGTCGGGGATGGTGGCGTAGAGACGGATCATCGCGGTGGACCGTCCTCCCGAGCCATCAGATCCGCCGGCCTGCGGCCAAGGGATGTGCTTCCAGCCACCGCGGCCAAGAGCTTCCCAAGGGTTTGGTTCACTTGATCAACGCTGGTGCGTAGGCCTGTGAATTCTTTCTCCAGGCGGTCCAGCGTGGTCTCCAGGCGGACGATCACCTGACCGGTTCGGGCTTCCTGAGTCTTCAGGGCGGCAATGTCGGATTCGGCTTTGCTGAGGCGCTGCTTGTCCTCGCGGTTGTGGTTCGCCCAGATGTGGGCGAGCAGAGCGAACACCAGCAGGATCAGGCCACCAATCAGGCCGCGCATGGCCCAGGTCTCGAAGGTCGCGGGGATCACTTGGGGGTCTCCTTCTTCACGACCTTTGGTGGGTCTGGTGACCGGTAGGCGTCCAGGGCCGCGGCCTGCCGGTCGCGGAATCCGATTTGCTCGGCAAGATCGGTAAGCGCGGCGGTGAGCATTTCACCCAGGGTGGCTTCGGGTTTCAGGGTGTGGATGCGCAGCGGGGGCGGGGTGAGGATCGGGGGCGGCGGGCAGGGCGCGGGCACGATGATGGGCTTGCAGCAGGCGACCATTGCAAGCGCAAGCGCGGAGAGGGATGCGAGGCCCAGGGAGTTGCGGAAGGAGTTGTTGGTCATCGGCCGATCTCCTTCGCGTGTTTCCAGAAGAAGGCCTTGGCTTCTTCGTCGGTGCGGGGCAGATCCTCGCCCATCTGCTGCAGCAGCCAGTCGGTGTGCATCTTGATGTCGTCCATGCGCCGCTGGGCCTGAGCCTGGGCAGCCTGGGTGGCCTTCGACTCGGCCACGATCTGCTGCTGGGCTAGTTGGGTCTTGGCGAGTTGCAGCTGCAGGGACTTGATCTTCCAGGACAGGAAGGCGAGGAGCCCCACGAGGGCAAGGGCCACGGCGCCGAAGGCGTACCAGCGGAAGGGGGCGATCTTTCCCATGGCGGTGGCGAAGAGTGCGGGAATCATTTGGCCTCCGCAAATTTCCCGACCGTGAGGGCGCTGGCGGTGGCCCAGATCACGGTCTTGGTGAGATCCAGGGACTCGGCTGTCTTCTTCTGGTAGGAGAAGGCCACGGCCATGCCGAGGCCGAACCCGAGCGCCAAGGCGAAGAACTGGCGGCGCGAGCTGGGCCAGGTCTCATCCTCGGAGAAGGTGCGGCGCAGCCATTCACGCATGGGGTGCGTCCTTTGCGATCTGGCGATAGACCCAGGGCAGGTGGTTGCGCTCGATGCGTTCAACGTAGCCTTGGGTTTCGCGGGCGTGGTCGCCTGTCACCGCAGGCAGGCCCACATAAAGCCAGGCCTTACGTTCGGGCGTGTCGATGATGCCGCGCTTTCGCACCACGCGGACCCCGCGGTCGATGTTCCCTTGGCCGGCGTTGTATCCGGCCTCGGCCTTCTCCTCATCCCCGCGAAACCACGCCAGCAGGCTCCGCATGTAGAAATCCTGGGCACGGATGGACATGCGGGGATCCAAGGGAGAAGCATCCGGCGGAATAGCCCCGCGCCGAATCATTTCCCGCCAGGTCCCTGGCATGAACTGGGTGAGACCTTGAGCACCAACAGGGGAGCGGGCGGAGGGGTTGAACCCCGACTCCTGACGCGCTTGCGCCGCCCTTCGCGGGGCTCGCTCCCCAGCCTCTTCCACGAAGAGGCTCCAGAAGGGAATGGTGACCAACAGCAGGGCCAGCATCACACGCCAAGCTGCTTGGAGAAGACCTGGGCCGAGGCGATCAGGGCCAGACCAATAAAGACGCCCCAGGCCAAGGTCTTGGCTGCCTTCACGAGGTCGCTGTCGATGGCGTCCCACCAGAAGGCCCACTTGGCTCCGCGGGTCGCATCGATAGCCTGAACGGTGAGATACCACCCAATCATCACCTGCAGCCACGTCCCCCAACTCAGGGGGATGCGCATCAACCAATCATGGGCGGCCATGGGCCCGGCGGTGGTCGGATCCTTGCGGGCGTGGAAGAAGGCCACCAGCAGAACCACGGCCATCAGGGCGACGGCGAAGGCGCGGAGCTTGGGCCACCAAGCCCGGACTCCGGCCTCGCCGACTTTGAACGCGGGCTGAAGCCAGGTCTTCCAGAAAGCAGAGATCCAGGCGGGCATGGACCACCTCCTTCCGACAAGGTCAGGTGGTCAATGCGACATTCTTCAAAGAAACAGTTTCTTCAAACTACGTCGCCAAACTTTCCGGGATCGGAAATCCAGTGTTCATGCGTGTTCCACGGTTGAACACGAGGTCATGGCGGAAACGGCATAGAAGATCACACACGAGCTTTCACGCGCGGTCGCCGTCACCCGTGCGCAGGCCGTCGGCTGGGGAAGGACCCGTAAAACGGCATGGCTGTTGCAACGCGGGCGCGATGCGCGCAGGCAAGGCGCGAGCGCAGACAGGCAGAAGCGCGGCGCACAGAGCGCGCACAAGCACAAGCGAAGGCGCGCAAGCGCAGCCATGTGCGCCCGCCACGTGGCGCACCTGCATCCCTGAAGAAATTTCCATTGCCCCCTTGCGTGGGGAATCAATCGGCCGTAACTTACGGCATGGCATCGGCACGGCCGGGCCAACCCATGGGGGACGCAATGGAAATCCAAGGCTCTGGCGAATACTGGCGCTATCGGCAGATGATCGGCATGACGTTTGGGTCGAAGGAATGGAACGAGTACTACCACGGCGGGAGGGCGCCCAAGCGGAAGGGCGCGATCGCGCGGCGCTTGGCTATGCCCAGCGTCCGCAAGACCCAGGCCGCGGCGCATGAGTTGGCCATGGACGACTGGGCCGCCCAGCTCGCCTGGGAGGCAGGCTGTGCTGGCATCGTCCAGGCTTACCAATCCGACCTGCAAGGCCTGGGCACCGTGGCCCGCAGCACGGCCGCCAAGGACCACGCCCTAACGGTGCAGGTGCATCCCTTGACCACCTGGCCAGAGGGCATCACTGAGGAGCTACAGGCGGCCGGCTTTGCCTGGTCAAGCCGCAAGGGCGGGTTTTGGTGGGCACATCGTAGCCCCGAAACCTGCGCCACTGCTGCTCGGATCTGTTCCGGGCAGGTCCTCGAAAATTAATTTCTTTTGCCTCTTGCGCGCCGACGATCTAGGCCGTAACTTATGACATCAACCAAGCCCCCGGACGCCGGGGCATCTCACGGAGGAAACGATGCCATTGACTCCTGATCAAATCGTCAATGCCAACAAGGCCGGGCTTAAGCATCGCGGGTCAGAGACCATCTGGTCCTACTGGACGCCCGTGCTCCAGGTTGCGTACAACCTTGGGTGGGACGGGGTCGAGCTGACAAACCAAGTCGTTTCTGGGTGGCGTTATGGGGCAGCGCCAGCCATGGGTATTTCGCACAATTTTGCGGATGATACCTCCGAAAAAGGACTGGCACTCGCGGCCCTCGATGGGCACGTCGAGGTCGGATCGACTATCTGGTTTAGCGACCGAAAAAAACACAGCTATTCCGGCATTTTGGTCCCGGTTAAGGGGTCTGATGGCGAAACCCTGATACTCCCACTCCACGTCGATAATCTTGACGATTGATCACTCACCACCAAGCCCCCGGACGCCGGGGCACCCTCACGGAGGAAGTCATGCTCTCAATCCAACCCGAAACCGGCGGCACCTTTGCGGTGTACCTCGGATCCTTCCGCATCTTCGGCGGCCTGAGCCTTTCCCAGGCCTTTTCCGTCGCTGAAATCCACGTCGTGGAGGCCTCCCGATGAGCGCCTATATGTGTGAGGACAGCACCATCATGGCCCTGGCTTTGGCCCTCCACTGGGAAGGCATCACCATTGGCCCAATTTCCGATGCTTTCAGCCTGTTTGATGCCCTGCACCAAAAGAACATCCAGGCGATGAATTCCCGCTATGAGGACCGCTGGAACGAGGCCGAAGAGGCCGCCTATCCCGCAGACCTTGCGGACCTGATGCGCCGCGCTTCCATCCTGGCCACGGTCGATTTCCTGGCAGAGACTGAGGAACGCGGGGCCATTCGGGAATACTCCTACCAGGCTTGCGAGTGCCCTGATTGGGAAACTAGCCCCGAATGCATGGCGCTGGAGGCGCTGACGGCCGCGCTTGCCAGCCGGAGCCGCTTCTTTGTGGAGGTTGAAAAACCAGCTTTGCAGGCCAATGCCTGCGAGGCCGAGCGCGCCCGCATTCTCAAGGACTACCCCTTCTTGGAAGTGGCCGGGACAGGAAAGCGCAGCGGGGCGGCCCTCGCAGCTCACAACATCCGCCAGGAACTCAAGCGGGCCTTTCCTTCGGTGAAGTTCTCGATTACCTCGAAAAATTACAGCATGGGGAATCATGTTTCAGTGTGCTGGAGCGATGGCCCCACCCGTGCGGCGGTGGACGAAATTATCAGCAGGTATGAATACGGAAGTTTCGACGGAATGACGGACTGCTACAACTACAGCAGCGGGCTGGGCCGCATTTGGCCCGAAACCTTTGGGGGGACCAAGTACGCCAACGCAGACCGCGATTTTTCAGAGGCGGCCTATGCCTGGGCCCTTCGGCGTGTGATTGCCGAAGAAGGAATCCAGGGCGTCACCCTCGAAGGGTGGACCCTCAAATCCTTCTGGAATAGTGAACTGCGCAACCTTCGCCCCAATATGGGCTATCACAACGTCGGCGAATTGGCCTACCAAATCCTCAACATCACCGACGCTTCCGCCTGGACAAAACCTGATTTCGTGCCCGCCATCTGGTCCCCGAACGCCGATAAAGGCGGGGTGGAAATCCGCTTCACATCCGCGCCGGCCGAATCCGTGCGGGCCTTGCTCCGCGCCGATGGGTTCCGCTGGTCCCAGGCTTCCGGGTGCTGGCGGGCCAAGCGCACACCCCAAACTGAAGACCTCGCCCGCCAGCTCTGCGCCTTCGCTTGCTTTGCCGCCTGAGGCCAGCCATGAAATGTGATCCCGGGATTCAAACCGCCTTTCCTTGGTTCGAGGGCCAGCCAGAGTTGGCCCCGATTGAACCCAGCCAAGCCCCAGCCCTCCCGCAGGGCTGGGACGCTCTGGTCCCCTTGTTCTCCCCTCCCCAGGTTCCGACCCGCCGAGGAGTCCCACCATGGAATCCCTGACCTTCCGTGAGCGCCTGGCGCTTCGGAAAATCCGCGGCCACCTGGTGGCGCTCGGCCTCCCGGAGGCAGCCGGGTGGACGGACGAAGAGACCGCGCAGAAGGTCGCGGAACTCCACGAAAACATGGGGAAGGCGGCCCGCTCGATTGGCATTTCGGCCGCAGAGGCAGCGGCCAACATGAGGGCCGCGGCCCGCGCTTATTCCAGCCAATTCCTTTCCGCCTTCGATCAAGGCCCACCCAACATCCAGGAGCAAAACCCATGACCGGCGCCGAACTCAAAACCATCCGGGAATCCCTCCTTTTAAGCGCCCAAGGCCTGGCCGATCGCCTGCGGGTGGCGGGCCTGCTGACGGTCGGAAACGTGCGCACGGTCCAGCGGTGGGAGGACGGGGACCGCCCGGTCCCTGATGACATCGCCGCGGCGGTGCGGGCCCTCGATGCCCATGTGGAAACGCTGTGCCAGCGTGGTCTTGCGGTCGTGCGCGCCGCGTCGCGCCAGCCCGGTCCGGTCGTGCTTTTGCGCTATGAATCTGCAGAGGACTTCGGCCGGTATCACCCGACCGAGCCCCACACGCCCCTGGACCACCGCCTGCACACGGCCGCCTTGGTCCGCCTGCGCCGAGACGCCGAAGCTTTGGGCCGGGTGGTGCGCATCGTCGGCATGGATCCCGAGGACTACGAAGCTTGGCGCTTCCAAGAGGGGCTTGAGGATGATCTAGGCACCCGGGCCGCGTGGTCTGCGAGGGCCTTGACCAGGCCTTTATCTCGGCCGGCCTCTTTCGACCCCGCCATGTTGCTGAGAATCCTGCAACCGGTATCAGCAGCGGCCAGGGCAGCCCAGGTTGATTCCAAAAAACAGGGTAGGGTCGGCGCGGCTTTGGCCACCGCCAGCAAACAACTGGAACTCTTGGGCGGTGGAGATCCGCGCTCCGCGTGGAAGACCGCCGCTGCCCTGCTCAAACATGAGGCTGATGGGATCACCAGGGGAACCCAGCCAGAGCGGCACAAGGCCTTGCTGAGCGCCGCCGGAGTGTTGGAGCGCCAAGCCACACAGTAGCTCGAAGTTCCAGGGGCCCCGCTTGGATTGGGGCGCCCGCCACGCAGTAGCCCCAAGTTCCAGGGGCCCCGCTTGGGAATGAACCCCCTACTATTACGGATAGGTAGGGGCAGGCTTTGGAATCAATGGTTTGCATGTTGGATTGCAATCGAATCTCGCAGGGCGGGTTTGGTTGGGGGATGAAATAGGTTCCGGGGTCCCATCCAGGCCTTCCGTCCGGGCATGAAAAAGGCCCGCGCTAGCGGGCCGGTTTGGTTTGGGGAAGGTGTTGTGGTCAGCCGCGAGGGCAGGGGCACGCCACTAGGCGTCCACCTTTTCCCAATGCCGGACGATTTCGGCGTGGGCAGCTTGATTCACCGGGAGAAGCCTCACGGCTTCCAGGTATGGATCCCCTGACCAGAGGAGTAGTTCAATAACACGGTGTCCATTGGGTTCAAGCCGAACAGGTTGGTTGCCCTCTTCAGTCTGTTCCCCTCCATTCAAAGACCGAAGTAGAAGGAATTCGGCTTCGATCGTTAGGGGTTCGGGTGGTGGTTGTCCTGGGGGATTAGGGATGGTGATGTGTATTTCCATTCAATTATCCTCTTATATTTCGGTTGTTATGAGGGTTATCTACTATGGATGGCTCAGGTTTTCCCCCGCTGTTCGGCTTCGATTAAGGCCAGCCTCAGCGTCTCAGCGGACCCCTCGGAGATCTCGGACAGCTTCACGTGGGTGAATTGGTAGTTATGGACGGCCGCGACGAGGCGGCTGGCAAAGGGTTCTCCCATGTAGCCATCCTCGATGCACATTGGGTTTCCGTGGTCACCGTGCCCGTAGGTTCTGGAGTGATTCTTTGCGCCAGAAACAGCATAGATGGCCGCTTCGATGAGTTGCTGGGTTGCAGCGGCTTGGGTGGCGGTTTCTTCACTCACTTCGTTCTCCTTTGGATGTGGTAAAATTAGACTACTTTCAGCGCCGTTCGACTCGGCAGCGCGCATTTGGTGGGCTGAAAGCAAGGGGGCGTCGGCTTTGCAAGGCTGGCGCCCTTCCTACAATGGGACAAGTGTTGGATATGCGCCTGTTTCTTGAAAAGGGATCGGGGGATGGGTTTTGGTCCATCCGGCTTCTCTCGGGTCATTGTGGCTTTCGCCTGGTTGCCTTTTTGTCGTCGCCGTTCGGCTCTAGGCAGAATCCCGAGATTGATATGAGCTGGGGTTGCCCCCAACGTCCCCGATCTTGTGAATGATTATGCCTCACCCCGCAAGGTTGGGCGTTCCGCCCATTCCATGATGGTCTGTTTCGGGCCGAGGGCCTCGGGGTCTGCGGCCCTGGCCGCCCTCCGCATGGCCATCTTGATTTCCTTCCGCTTCCACCTCGGCACCCTCTTGGGCTTTGCCTTCGATTCGAATAGCTTCAGCCCGTAGTGGAATTGCCCGGCCTTTAGGGTTGCCGTCACGAGGGCGCCGGACATGGCGCTAACCGCCTTGCAAAATTCCACCATGCCGGCCCGAAAATCTTCTTTTGTGGTGATCCCGGAAAGCATTTGGTTGGCCAAATCAACGTTGTTCATAGTTCCTCCCTTGATCCGATCGCGTTATTCAAAGCCCATTTCCGAAAACACCTCTTCCTGCGCCTTCTCCACCGCGGCCTGATCCGCCTGCAGGTATCCCATCGTGGTCCGCGCGTCCTTGTGCCGCAATCGCTTCTGCGCCTCTTGGATGGGGGCTTTGGCGGCCAAGCGGGTGGCGAGGGTGCTGCGCAGGCGGTGGGGGGTGATGCCGGGCGTTCCACAGGCCTTGTTGGCGGCCTGCATGGCATCCCGGATGGCCTGAGGGTCCGGCGTCCCGCCGCGCGGGCCGGCCAGGATCCAGCCTTCGGGGCGGGCTCTCGGGTCCAGGATGGCCAGCAGGGCGCTGGGCACCTTCAGCGGGTCGGCTTCCTTCCCTTTGGTTCGGCCACGGGCGGACTCAGAGCGCTTCACGCTGGGGGTGTAGGTGCGGTCCCAGGCGCGGAAGAACTCCCACCGGGCCCGCAAGGCTTCCTCGAGGCGCAGGCCCAGCATCAGCATCAGCAGGCAGGCCAGGCGCGCCCGGGGCCCGCCCTGGGTCTCCACGGCCGCCAGCCAGGCCTGGGTGAGGTGGGGCGGCAGGATGACCCGCGGCTGCCGCTGCACGGGGGGCGCCGTCACCTGGTAGGGCAGCAGGTCCAAGATCTTCCGTCGGATGGCCCAGCGCATCAGCAGCGACAGGATGCGCAGCCAGAGCACGCAACTGGTTTCGCTTCGGCCCGCTTGGAAGGTGGCCAGTTCAGTTTCCACCGCGGCCGTGGTCAGGCGGTTCAAGGGCAGGGCCCCCAGGGCGGGGATCTGCCGGGCGAAGGCCGCCACGTTGCGGCGGTGAGTGGGGCTCTTGCGTGGATGGGCCTGCAGCCAATCGCGCACCAGCTCGGCCAAGGTGATCATCGGCCGGCGGCCCTTCCACGTGGCCTCGGCCTCGGCGTAGATCTGCGCTGCCCGGGGAAGCGCCTGGGGCTTGCTGCGGAGCTTGGTGGTGCGCTGGACCGGCTTCTCGTCGGGGAACTTCCAGCGCAGGTGGTAGATGCCGTGCACACGGAACAGGGCGAATTGCATCAGCGCTTTTCCTCCAGGGCGGCCTGGATGGCTTCTTCGGAGGTCCCGAAGCGCTGGGCCAAGGTTTGGCGGTTGATCCCGTTGAAGTCCTTGCGTACTTGGGCCTTCTCGCCATCGGTCAGGGTGCGGGGGATGCGGCGGAGCTGCCGCTTTGGGCTGACGATTCGCTGGACTTGACGAGGGGTCAGCCCCTCCCGGCGGGCGATGTCCGCGCCGTTCGTGCCGTCAAAGGCCCGCAGGATCCTCGCATTGCGCTCCTGCACCGAATGCGGGCGCAGGCTCTCCAGGTAGTGGGTCCCCGGGCCATAGTCCTCCCACACCGCGGCGGTCAGCTTCTGCGCCAAGCCGGGGGCCCATTCCGAGCTCAGGCCCTCCTCGGCCAGCAGCACCCGAAACCTGGCGATCAGCTTGGCTCGCCGAATTGTCACCATGTGGAATCCTCCGTGTCTTTGCGCATTCCGGCCCGATGCCCCGGGCCCGGGATTCTTGCGAGGTCAGCACCCGGTCGCATCGTCTGCAGCGCACCGCCGGTTGGGGAGCCCACTCGGGGAAGAGGGCTGGGGCCTCGGGTTCCATCCGTCACCCGGTCCCCGCCTTCACCAGCTGCGGCCCATCCGCCAACCCGAAGTGCTGCAACACCGCGCCGTTCACCAGGCCCGCGGGCATTGCCGGGCTGGCCCGGGCCTGCAGCAGGGCCACCAGCTGCGCCCGCGGCGCCTTGGCCGCGTCCAGGGCGTACTGCCAGCGGTCATAGCCCGGCGTTTCAAAGGCATCCGGCCGGGTTTCCAGGCGCCGCGCCTCCACGTGGGCCTGCGCGGCCCGGTGCACGGCCCAGGCCGCCTGGATCTCGGGATCATGGCGCAGGTCCTCCGGCATGGAAAGCCAGCGGGCATCCCGCAGGGCCCCGCCCGCGCCCTTCAGCGCCGCCTCCAGGGCCTGCGCCAGGAAGGCCTTGCCTTCGGCCGCCAGCTCCGCGCCCTTGGCGGTGAGCAGCGCGCCGGGTCGCTTGGCCGGTGTCTTCATGCGCGCCATCGCCACCAGCGCCGCCCGCAGGCCTAGGGTGCCGAGGCGCCGGTGCAGGTCCGCCTGGTCCCTGGGGCCCACCTCCAGGGCGGCAAGATCCCTCGCCAGCCAGGCCGGAAGGCCAGGGGCGGTTTTCGTTTTTCCAGGCTTTTCAGCACCGCCAGGTGCGGCGGCGGGGGGCACTTCGATGGCCCTGGGACGTTGGGGTGGTGTCTCGCCGCTGAAAGCTCTTGCTTCTGTCGCTGTCGCTGTCGCTGTCGCTGTGTTACGCGCAACACCTGAATGTTGTGCGCAACATGTTCTCGACTCGCTCTGAGAATTCTCGGTCTTTTCCTTCTGCCTCTTGCGGTATCCACGGAAATAGGGAGCCCTGGAACCCTCCTTGCCCTGGGTCTGCTCACGGTAGCGAGGGAAGTTGAGGATCCGCCAGCCGCCGGGGATCTCCTCAATCCTCCGGCCCTCGTGCTCCTTCGTGCGGCTGTAGGCATCCGGAGAGCTCAGCCGGGCGATGGCGTGTTCAACTTCCTGGATAGAGTAATTCGTGATGCGGGCCAGGGCCGGGATCGAGCCCTCAACGTGCCCATCTGTGTCCGCAGTGGCGAGCATCCAGATCCAGACCCGGAAGGTCTGATCGTCCTCGCACCAAACGGTGGAGCTCACGATCGAAGAGAACAGCTTGGTATAGCCGGCCATCAGGACGCCTCCTTCGGATCAAGAACCCGAAAAGCTTTCCTGTGGGCCGCGATGGCTTCGATGCATTCATTTGGGGTATTGCACAGAAAACGGAGGTCATGGCAGGAGGCGGCGGAAAGCCTTCCGATGGGCTCCCAGACCGACCGCAGGGCCGCCAGGCGGTCGAGCAAGTGAACCCCCATTTCATGGGGCTTGGCGGTCAATACGCCCGCCCGGTCCAACAGCTCATGCGCACGCTGCCAATCGCTTCGGTAGGCCTTGAGATCGATCATCTCGCCGCGGATGGCTTCAAGAGCGGTTGCGGCCTCCTGGGTGGTAGCAACGCCTAGGAGCGCATCCAGGTGTTTGTCCATCACGACGCCACCTCCAGCGGCAGGCGGACCTGGCCGGTTAACTGCTCCACGGCGCGGTCGAAGGCGAGCAGGGCCGCCCCGTCCTGGGACTCCCAGAACTCCCGCAGATCGAGGTCGATGGGCAGGGCGCCCTCCTCGGGGTCCGTGGTCTCCCGGGCGTTCCGGGCCATTCGGGCGAACACCCGCAGCCGGGCCACCACCTCGCAGGCCGCCTGCTGGAAGGCCGATTCGTCCCGGCCTGGGAACCCGCCCGTCAGAATGCCCTCGAAGGCCTCCTGCCAGCGGTCCAAAGCCTCCTCATGCGCCGGAGGCCAGAACTCCCGGGGCGAGAGCGCCAGGCGCTGCAGGCCCTCCCGGGATGCCTGATAGGCCTGCCGCTGATAGCTGCGCAGGCACGAGGCCACCACCGCGGCGGCCTTCCGAAATTCTTGGGTGGGGGTGCTCATCAGGGATCCTTGGAGATGGGAAATTCAGGTCGAAAGCGCGGGCGGCCATGTGCTCCTCGGCGGGCCGCCCGCATCAAAATGGATAGCGTTCGGTTTTCGCCATTTAGGTACTCAAGCGCATGTGATCCTCCTTCCCGTTGGGGGTTGTAAGGGCCTTGGGGTGTGTATCGTTTCAACCCTTGGGGCCGGACACCCGAAACGCCCGGACTTCACGGGCAGCGTCGGGGTGAAGATGGACATTCCTAGTTAACGATGCGCGTCACAAAAAGATTGACGCGGTTGCGGCGTGAAACCTCGGTGGGTTCGGCACCTTCGAGTTTCCCTTCAAGGCGCTGGATCATTTCTTCACAGTCCTGATCACTCTCCGCGCCCATCCCAAAGATCAGATTTTCGGTCCCGCGCACACCCTCCACCAGATCAACCACGGTATAGAGGACCGTGTGCTTGGGGTTGAAGGGTTTCGTGCAGACCAGATAGCGGTCGCTCCGAGCGCGGATTCGGTAGGGGCGGGATTCACCATGGAACCAAATCCGGGCGCCTACGGGTGTGGTCGTCAGATCGGTCATCGTGGACCTCGGAAAAGGATGGACAGGATTAGAGTTGAAGTGCATCGAGTAGGGCTTGTTTGATCGCATCGCCTTGAGCGTGAGCGGCGGCAATGTCCTCGTCTCGAAGGGTAGTAGTACCCTCCTCGCCCCCCCCCCAACCGTCGAAGTGGGTTCCATTGATCCAGTCGGTGGCAAGCTGACAGGCTTCGCGCAACTTGGCATTCTTCTCGCCAAGGCGTTGGGAGCCTTGCATCCATTTTTCAAGTTCTGCCTCGGCTTTTTCGGCGCGATGAAAAAAGTGGTCGCGTTGTCGTAGAGCTTCAGCAAGCGGGGTTGGCATTGGAGTCCTTTCGGTGGATAGAGTGGGTGGGAGGATCTGCTTCAATGCTTGGGTGTAGGCATCCTTGCACTTCCAGTCATCGAACACCTTTTCTGAAATGGGAACCCACATGGCAACGCTCCTGGACAGGCTCAGGCCGAGGCCTGGGCGGGTGTCGTGACGGCGTCGTATTGGCGGATGCCCCAGGTGATGGCGTAGAGGCACCAGAGAAACCGGAAGACGTAATCCGTGTTGTCCCATTCCCAGGAATCACTGAAGGTGAAGCCCTCATGCTCGAAGTCATGGGCCGCCTCGTGTGCCTCGTGATCGCTCTCGGATCTCAGGACGGAGGTTTCAATCTCCTTCCAGCACTCTTTGGCTGCATCACTTTCGAGGGCATCCTCGAAGTGGCTTTCCCAATCGTAGAGAGCATGGCCCCGAAGGCGCTCCAGGTCGAACGCTTTGATGCCCTCGCCTCGCCCGTTTCGGGTATCCATGGCCTCGCATTTCTCGGCCCAATATTGCGGGTTGATCGGGAATTCCTCATGGGTTCCGTCCCGATGGTCGGATGGCCTCGTTCGGAAGAACTGAAACATGTCATCCAAGCGGTTGAAAACGTAGGTCCCCATGTCCCCGCTGATGGCGAGATGACCGGGCCAGGTGGTCAGGTTGAAGCTCATGCAGTAGGTCCCCGGCTTGGCAAACCGGAGGTGACGGAATACACCACTGTCCTGCTGAGTGGTCAGGGCGTGGGCCGCCACATCGGCCAGGAATTGGGCTTCGGTGCATTGGCGCATGGGAGCTAGCCTTTCAATGGGTGGGAAGGATGGACAGGTGCTTACTCGGTGGGTTTCAGGGACCATTCGTGGCAGGAGTTCATTTGCTTGACGGCGAATCCGCCAACCCCGCACTTCTGGCTTCGGGTGCTGTATTGGAAGCCATGCATTCCGGTCTTCGGATTTTTCGTCGTGATGCAATGGGCGCAGGTTTTGCAACACATCGGTTCTTTGCCCCAGCCCTGCATTGTCTTGGCATCGGATTGCTTACTCACGGTTTCCTTTCAGTCCAGGAATCTTGGACAGGCTCAACGGAGCCCGATGTTTTCGATTCGACCGATGCGCTTGCCGCCCTGCCAAACCTCGATGGTTCCTGGCGGTAGGCTTCCGTCGATCCGCATTCCGATTTCCAAGAATCCGGGCAAGTTCTGGTTGATCATCGTTCCTCGGTCACAGCCGGGTGGAGGTGGCGGAACAACTTCGGAGAACTGTTTCAGTTCATGGGCGATTCCCGCGATGGCTTGGCGAAGCCGATGCAAGGTTTCGTTGGCATCGGGATCAACAAAATGCCCAACCCTTCCGTCCGTGAGCTTCACATCCTCAGGCGGGAGGAGCCCGTAGATCCGCCCCAGCAGCATCCCGAAGGAATCCGCCCTTGCCTGTTCAGCGGCGCAGCGCATGACAGCCCGAACATGGTCGGCGGTTTCTCGGTGGAAATCATGGATCGCTTGGCGCAGTCGATCAATCCCGGCGCGGGTTGGGTCCGTGTTCTTGTGCCCAGCCGCTAGATCCTGGAGGTCGTCCAGAAGCCGCTGAAAATCGGGGTGCAGTTCTTCGGGCATGGTGGACCTTTCAGCAGATGGACAAAAGCGTTACGACGACTGGCATTCGCAGCAGAGACAGGCGTTATCCCACCCTTCGGGATGGCAGGAGGCGCGCCTCGTTGCCTCAACGAAGTCGTATTCGGTCCACTTCACAAACCATTCCATCCAGAATTCTTGGTTCAAATTCTTCTCAAGCTCGATGGATAGCAGCCGGATCTCATCATCCGTGGGCTTAGGCTTGATGTTTTCCATTTCTGGCTCCTGCTAGAAGGGTCGTGCAGTTGGACAGGTGCTACCTGCCCTTGATGGTTGATGGAATGAGGTCTGTCTCTCGGAGAGCTTCAAGATCGTCCTCCGAGCAGAACTGGAGGTCGTCCTGGTTGACCTGGGTGAGCAAGTCCTTGGCGATGACCGGATTGCCGAAGGTCCGGCAAACCTCGGCGGCTGCCCAGGTGATCCCCTGGGCGAAGCCGATTTTCTGAGTTGTCCCGCACCATCGGTCATTCCAGGACTGCTCTAGGTTTTCGCACCTATCGTAGTGAAGGGCTGTACTGGCGTTGCACTGGGTGCAAGCGATGTACTGCCCGCCGTCGTCGGCTGTACGGCGTTCAGCGGGTCCACCACAGAAGGGGCACAATTTCAGGTCCATTTAGGGTTCCTTCCTCCAGGCGAGCCCGGACAGATTCATCCGTTGAGTGTTTTGGTGCTGGTGGCGAACTGAGCGAAGGCCGCGTCAAGATTTGCTTTGCAGCCTTGCAGGGCATCCTTGGGGGTAGCCCCGCGCACATGTTTCACCTCGAAGCTGATCCCCTCGCCGATGACGAAGACTTCCAGGCGGCAGGCCCATTCGCCGTCCTTCATGCGCCAGAGCATCGGATTTCCGAATCGGGTTAGGTATTCGAGAAGTTGGTCCACGGGGTTAATCCTCGAAGTGGTAGACGGCTTCGCCCCGAAGCTGGAGGCAGAGCCAAAGGAGGTAAGGGTTCCCGTGGTTCCAGGCAATGCAGGGCCGCCAGTTCCACCAGGACAGGTCGATCGACACCTTGCCGGTCAACCCGACGATGCGTCGGCCGTTGAAGCGGCCGCGGGGCCATCGGATTTTCATAGATAGGCCGTGGTCAGGGTTCGCCGCGATGAGTCTGAGATCGCGGGATGCGCAGACGCATGGACCACGATTCCCGCGCCCTCTGGATCGACGGCCGCCAGGGCAAAGGCTGGGCCTTCGATCGACCGGGCGAGGGCTGCCACCGGCTCGCTGGCCACCAGCAGGAAGGTGAAGCGGGTCAAAAAGCGAGGGCAGGGCCTAACCAAGGCGGGCCTCCTTTTTGACGGGGAAATCAGGGTTGGGGATGAATTCCTCCTGGACTTCCCCTTGGGGACCCTCAAGACAGAGGCGGATTCCTTCCAGCCCTTCGACTCCGTCATCCTTCCACTCGAAGGATTCCAAGCTCAGGCCCGACTCGCAGAACTCCCGGGAGTTGGCGCAATTCGTCAGGAAGGCGGCGCATTCCGCCAGGCACAGGGGCCTGCGGTCCGCGGGCACTTTGGCGAAGTCCGCCAGGGCTCGGATTTTATAGACCGTCGCGGCCATCATTCCTCCTCGAAAAGGGGTGTTCCCTTGGCGGATTTCTTGGCTTCAGCCTCGGCCTTCACCTGGTCCCGCTTGGCCTGGGCCTCGCGCTCCTCAGGAGTCCACAGGCCTATCTGGCGGCGCAGGATCTCGCTCTTGGCCTTGGTGCGGCACCAAGCGGCATCGTGGCGGAGGCCGGCCATTAGACGTTGACCTTGTCTGCAAGGGCGCGCAGGGCGACATGCCCAAAGACTCCCCCGCCGACGATCCACCACCAATTCAAAGGCTTGAGGCCCCAGCTTTGGGTCATCACCAAAAGTTGCAGGCCGACCAGCAAGGCCATGAGAAGCAACTGCGCCAGGATTTTATTCAACACGTTCACACCTCCCGCTGGGGCTGGTGCTGGGGACGGATCAGGGCGCCGGGGGCTTCGGCGGCAAGGCGGCGCTGGATGGCCACCATGCCTTTCCCGGTCAGCAGGGTCTTTGTGTCCAAACGATCGACCTTGTGGCGATCCTCGAAAGCGATCTCCACCACCCGGAAAATCCCATTGTCGATGTACTGCTGGTAGGGCAGGGTCTTCCCTGGGATCAGGTACTTCCATTCCCGCAGCCACGCCCACAGCCGCCCCGAGCCAGTGCCCAACACCTTGGCGGCCTCCTGGATCGAATGGCAGCCGTCGGAATCCGCCACCCGGTCATGGAAAGCGGCCTTGGGCTCCAGGACGGCAATCTCCACAGCTTTGGTTTCCAGTTCCTGCGCCTGACGGGCGGCCAGGGCCAGTGCCCCGGAAAAGGTCTTAGGAATGTCGAAGTTGCCGTCCACCTGGTAGGCCCCGGTCCTGCGGATCGAGGGCAACACCTCGTGGGTGACCCAGCGTTTGAAGGATCGGGCGGAAGGCTTGTCGCTGCGCAGGATGAGGGCGAACAGGCCCGCCTCGTTGACGGCCGCCAGGCGCTGCGGACCGCCAGGGGTCTGAATCAGAATCAGGTCCTTTTCGTCCTCGTCCAGGCGGCGGGTGTGCTGGCCGGCGTCGCCCTGCAGGCCCAGCGCCTCGCACACGTCCCGGGCAATCCACCAGGGGCCGCTGGGCTCCACGATCAGGCGGACCGGAAGGGTGTTGAAAGTGAAGGTTTCGACAGGGTTCACGCGACCTCCAGCGAGGGAATGAAAACGTGCGGGCGTTGCACCACCACGGCTTTGATCAGGGCCTTCACGGTGCCGACGGGACAGGCGTTGCCGATCATCTTCACGGTGTCCCGCTTGGTCAGGCCTTCGAAGCTGAACCACTCCGGGAAGCCCATGGCGCGGGCCAGCTCGCGCGGTTCCAGCATCCGCATGCCGATGTCGGTGATGACGTAGGTTTCGCCGTCGATCTCAACGGTGACCAGGCTGTGCCGGTCCACGGTGGTCACGGCGTGCAGGGGCTCCGAGGCTTCCTGATGCTGGCCTCCGGTGGAGTAGTACTGCTGGAGGAAGGCAGCGACCAGGCCGTGCTTCGATCCTCCAGCCACCACCGTCCCCAAGGGGGATTCGATGTCCAGGACCCGCGGCGCCTGGCCCTTCCGTTCTCCATAGCCGGTCTGGATCAGGGAGGCCGCCACCACCGAATGGTGATCCACGGCCGTCACGGTTCCAATTGGGCCATCCAGCGAGCTTCCGACCACCCCGCCGTAGTGCTTGGCCAGGAAGGCAGAAACCAGGGCCGCATGGCCGCCACCGGCGGAAACGGTCGGCAAGGGTGCCTCCACGCTGCCCGCGCTGGCTTGGATCTGATCCTCGGCGGTTCCGCGCAGACTGACCATGCTGGCGGCCACCAGGGCTGTGTCAGCCTTGGTGGTTCCGGTCCCCATAGGCTCATTGAAGCCCCGCGGCGCCGACTGACCGGCTCGGCCGCCCACACCCACCAGAGACGGAAGAATGATGGCCTTTTCTCCGCGGGTGGCCGTGGTGATCGTCTTCAAGGGTTCGTCCACGTCCTCCAGCCGCCCGCCGTGGGTCAGGTTGACGATGAAGGGGCGTCCGTTCACCACGAAGCGCATCACCCCGGCGGCGATCCGGCGGAGGGTGGCCGCGGCCAAAGGGCGCTTCCGGTCGAAGATCGATGGCACCGGGAGGCTCCAGTCGATGCATTCGGCGGCGGTGCGCCAAGGGGGCAAGGCCGCGTCGAAAAGCCCGGCCCCTTTTCGGGGATCCCGGTGGGTGGGCTCAGGCCAGACGATAGGCAGGCCATCCCGCACCGCTTGAAGGAAGAACCGCCGGCGGATGGTGGGGTCGCCATAGTCGGCCGCGCAGAGCACCCGCCATTCCACCTGGTAACCCAGGCCTTGCAGGTCGGCGACGAAGGCGCGGAAGTCCTCGCCTTTTCGTTCCTTGATAGGCTGTCCAGCCTCATCCAAGGGGCCCCAGTCCTGGAACTCGGGCACGTTCTCCACCAGCAGCACGTCCACGCGGGCCACTCGCAGCCAGCGGTCCACCACTTCCCAGGCGTGGCTGCGCTGCTGCTCTTCCTTGGGCTTGCCGCCGCGGGCCCGGCTGTGATGGACGCAGCTCGGGGACGCCCATAAGAGGTTGATGTGCTCCAGGCCGTAGTCGGCGGCCGTGACGGCAGTGATGTCCTCCTGATGCACCTGGATCCAAGGGAAGTTGCGGCCATGGGTGGCCACGGCCAAGTCCCAATGGTTCAAGGCGTGGCTGGTCATGTCCTGGACCGGGATGCCCAACTCCTCAAAGGCTAGGTGTTTGCCCAGGCTTTCGCCGCCGGCGCCGCAGAACAGGGAGACCGTGGAGGGGTGGTTCATGCCACTTCCTCCTTCCACTTCTCCAACTCAGAAAGCCCCTCGAAGATCGGCATGGCCTCGTCCTCGGCGAAATTGCGCTCGGCCACGGCGCCGCGGGACTTGTCCCATCCGGGCAACATCAGCACCGCATCGCAGCGGCTTAGGATGGCGAAGCACTCCTGCATGGCCTGGCCCCAGGTCAGGTCCTCGTGGGGGACGATGGTGATGTGGGGGACCACCGGTACCAGACCCAGCGCCCGCACCTTCAGGCCCCATTCGCAGGCGGCCTTAACGTTGGCGGCGATCTCGTCGTCGGTGCACGAATAGGGGCCCGCGAGGTACACCAGGCGCGCCGTCATGGCCGCGCCTCGCCCTTTCTCCGCGCCCGGCTGGCGGCCTTGTATTCCTCGGCTTTTTCAGCGCAGTAGCCGCAGACAGTCTTGCCGGGCATAGGGATGCGGCGAAAGCACTTTTGGCAGGTTTCCTCGGCCTTGGCCGCGTCCCGCCGCGCCTTCGATTTCAGGTCCTTGAGCATCAGGCGGCCACCTCAATCCGGCCCGTGGCCAGGTAGTTCGCCAGCTGGTGAGCCAGGGCGTCCAGGTTGGCGGCCGCGGTCAGGTGTTCCGCCCGCTGCTCAGGTGCCCAGCGGATCGCCTCCTGCAGGACGGACAGCACAGCCCCCTGGAGGGTGGCCAAGGCCTCGGTGGCGGGGATCAAGATCAGGTCGTGGGGATTCCGGGTGAAGGGCCGCGCCAGGCGCCGGGCCTCGTCGGCAGAGACCGGCGCCTGGCCCTCCGCTTCGACCGGGAGGCTGCGCGGCTTGGCGCTCTCTTTTTGGGCCCTGGGCACGGCCCGCGGCGCGAGCTGCGAAGCCTGGGCGGCCTTGTTCCGGGCGCGGGTGGCCACACCCTGGGCGATGGATTCGGGGGTGCGGGTCTGTCCTTTCAGGGTCACGGGCGATTCCTCCGGGGGTGGGGTGGGGCTGGCGGTCTGGTGGCCCTGTTTCATCAAGATCCAGGCCTCTAGGGCGTGTTCGCGGTCCATCAGGCGCCGCCGGTCGAGCGCAGGCAGGTCCGCGTCCATCAGCTGGTCCGCCACCTGATCCAGCTCAAGCACCGCCTGATCCAAGGACAATTCGTGGACAGGGACGCTCATGCCGACACGCCCCCCGCGGCCAGCCGTGTTTCCAGGCTTTCGATCCGCTCCAGCAGGGCCCGGTTAGCCAAGGCCTGCAGCTTGGCGTCCGCGGCCGGGGGCTTGTCCTCCATCTGCGCGTTCAACTGGGCGATGCGGGTCTCGTGCATCTCGCAGGCGATCCGCGCAGCTCGAAGGCCGAGGGGCGCCATGACGATGCGCATCCAGGCGACGGCCTGATCCGGTGGCAGGGTGTCCGCCACGCGGGTCTTGATGCGGGTCAGCACCGCCAGGCCCAGGTTCAAATCCGTCTCTTTGTCCGACCACAGCGCCTCTTCCAGCGCAGCGACTTCCTCGGGGTGGATGTGCAGGGCAAGCTCGGTCACAGCAGCCGCCGCACGGCCAGGCGGGCCCGGTCAACGGTCTTGAGGCCCGAGGCCTCGGCCAAGGCCTCGCTCAGGTCGATATCCGCGCGCTTGCAAGGCAAGGTGCAACTCGGCCCATGCTTGCACCAGGGCCCGCGATCATTGCACCGGCCGCGCCGCCAGACTCCGTCGAGCCCCAGCACTTCCGCCTCGTCGCCAAACGCCAGGGTCCGGTGGGCGAAGGTGAAATCGTCCGGGTTGAACGGCTCCCCGCTGGCGGTGGGCCGGCCGCGGTATTTCTCGCCATACCACGTGGCATCCATCGCCACCGCGCGGCCGCGTTCGGGGGGCGGCTCAGGCTCCACCACCGTGGCGCGGGCCTGGGGCAGGGCGTCCACCACGGCCTGGGCACGGCGGGCCTCCAAGGACAACACCAGCGCCAGGACCAGCAGCGCCCCGATGAACGCCGCCAAGGGGATTACCAGACGCCCCGGGAAGGGCGCCCGCGCCGGGGGCTCCGGCGGGATCCGCTTCGCCAGCCGTGCGCTGGTCCGCTTGCTGCGGGCGGTCCACCAGATCAGCGCCCGGCCAATGCCGCGCCACGCCAGGTCCGCCACGCCGTACAGGGCGAGGACGATCACCAAGGCAAGTCCAATTCCATTCATGGTCGATCTCCTTCAAGTCGAAAAGTGGGGGCGCGTCTCCCCAGCAGAGCCTCTTCCCTGTTCTCCCTTCCCCCTTCGGAGGCGTAGGAGACGCGCCTTGGCCTAGCCCGCGGCCTTTACGGCCGTCCTGGGCACGAATTTGCCGTTCACTTGAATTCCGGCCGGTTCGGCGGGAACCATGCGCTTCTCGATGGCGGCCCGCACGTCCGGCCAGTGGTACTTCCGCCGCCGCACCCCGGCGTGGGCGGTGCCGATGGCCAGGGTGTCGATGAAAGACGGGATCACGCCGTCCTCCACCCAGAGCTTGAACTGGGCTTCCACGTACATGGCGCCCCGCAGCAGGCGGATCAGGTGCGTCAGATCGCCGTAGCCGATGTAGTAGGGCATGGGCCCGTCCAGGGTCAATTTGCTGCGGCGGGTCTTCACCCTCTGGTCAGGGGGCAGGGCAGGGCGCCCGGGCCGGCGTTTGGGGCCAGGGGCGGCGTTGGGTACGGCGTCCTTGTGCATGCAGACATCCTTTTTGTGGGTTGCAGGGAACACCAGTTGTGAGCCCCTACAATTTCGGGTTGCGAAATATCTTGAAATACTCTAAATTGTGGATGCGACGATCCAGGCCCTCACATCCGCGGGGCCGGGTTGGAAAAAACAGGATGAAAGAGAGGGTTACGAGTGCGCCCGAGCGTTAGAACTGTGCCCAGAGGTAAGACCTGTTCCGTCCCTCCAGGGGGCTCCTGGTGATCTCAACATCTGGGGTCATGGGCGGCGTCCGGGGGGAGAGTCGGGCAAGACTTGGTGCCCTCATAGTTTCGGCTCTGAATTATTGTGAGTCAAGGCCTGGTGCTCATTATTTTTGTGAGTGTTTTTATGAATGAAAATGAGGGCTACCGGGTTAGAACGGCCAGGGAAAAAAAAGGCATGACGCAGGTTAAAATGGCCCAAGCCATGGGTATCCATCCCAATACGATCAGCAACTGGGAAACCGAAAAGACCCCACTTCGAGGCGCCAACCGATTGGCCGTGGCCAACCTCTTGGAGGTAAGCGTCGAATACTTGCGAACCGGGGTTGGGTCACCAGAGGCGCCTGATCAACCCTATGTGTTTCAGCCCAGAGCAGATGACCAGGTGGCCGAATCTTGGGCCCGCGTCACCACCGACACCCCGACGGTCGGGAAGGCGATCGGGGTATTGATGCGCGCCCTGCGGAGGCGAGGCCTGGACCTGGACGATGCGCGGGCTAGTCGAGTTGTGTTGGCGATGGTTAGGCGGTCTGAAGAGACAGGGCAAGAACCAAATGAAGATTGGGCCATTGAAGAAGTGATGAAACCATAGGAGAACTATATGTTTGTGCGAAAAAACGTCGCACCAATAATACTGTCATTATTGGTTTTTAATGGCTGTATTACACCCGAGCCAGTGTCTGGGTCTGTTAATTATATTCAAGAAAATATTAATTCATTCGATGGTAAAATTATCTATAAGTCAAGATTTTTCCACATGCTTTCCGGCGATCAAGATAAGATATCAAGTCCTTTTTCTGCTAGTATTTATTTTGATCCCTCTGTTGAACCTTGGATTATTGTTTCATACAGAGATTCAATGTGGTTTTTCTTAGATAAATTAGAAATAAAAACTGATTATGGTGAAATTTTTTCAATGGACGGCTATTTGGTTTCCAGGGAAGTCCATCCAGGTTATGTAGATGAAATAATGTATTTCAAATTTCCACCCAAAGACCTAATTTCAATGTCGAAATCAAACAAATTAGAATTCAGGTTTTCTGGTACAAAAATAGGAAGTAGTAAAACAAATTTTGTTCATGGAAATTTTATTTGGGCACTGCGTCAGTTTGTTAATAAATTCTATAACCAGTAATTGTGGGTATGTAAATCCATGCGCGGCGGACTCTACCGAAATCCTGGCGGCAAGGTTTGGCTCTTCGAGCTGCGCTGGCGCGGCAAGAAGCGCAAGGGCAGCACCATGCACGAAAGCCGGCCTGCGGCCGAGAAGTGGCTGGCCAAGAAGAAGAAGGACTGGGCGGATGAAGAGGTTGGCTTGTACGAGGGCCCGCCCATCACCCTCGCCGATGCCTTCGCCGAGTGGGACCGCCTGCAGAAGGGCCAGGTGGCGGCGCTCTACCGCGTGAACATGCGCTGCGCCGTCCATGTGCATGCGGCCGCCTACCTGGACCGCCCTCTGGCGGAGCTGGACAACAAGGCCATCGAAGAGATCCGCGTCGCCTACCTGGCCACGCCCGGAAAAGGCTACCGCCGCGGCCAGGACTGGGAGGCCGAGCGCGCGCACACCCCGGGTGGCGCCAATGGCGTCGTGAAGAACCTGAGCGCGCTGGTGGGCTGGTGCCTCAAGAAAGGACTCATCAAGGCCCGGCCCTTCACCGGCGGCCAGCGCAAGGCCCAAGAGAAGGCCAAAGCCATCCTCTGGCCCGAGCAGGTCCAGCCGCTCCTCGCCGTCGCCGACAAGGGAGGCAAGGAATGGGCCTCGCCGAAACCGCGCCCAGTCCCTGACAGCGCGACCGCCATCCGCTTGATGGTCGGATTAGGTCTGCGGGAAACCGAGGCCTTGAACGCGCGCTGGGAATGGCTCCAGTGCGGCGTCTACACCGTGGGGAAAACGAAGAATCGAAAGCTCCGTCGCATAGAAGTACCGGACTGGCTGCAGCAGCACCTTGAAGTACTACGCGCCGCCGCCGGCAGTCCCAACAGCGGCCTGATCATCCCCGCCAGGGAAGACGAGGAGGGGAACCAATTTCCTCACCACAAGACTTTCACCCAGAAACCTGTTGAGCGCTGTGGCCGATCCATCAAGATCCTGGGCCTGACGCCCCACTGCCTGCGGGCCACCTTCGCCACCACCCACTTTGAAGTCGGCACCACCATTTCCCAAATCCAGCTCATGCTGGGACACAAAGACCCGTCCACCACCATGAAGTACATCCACCAGCGCCCCAAAGGCCAAGCCCAAGCCCAGGAAGCCGCAGCCAAAGCCATGGGTTTCCTCAGCCGCCCCCATACTGCCCCTTCAGCAAAACCCAAAAAGAAGCCAAGTCGAACCAAAAAAGCAGTTTAAAAGGCAAGATGTACCCTTCCCAAGCTGAACGTCGTCGGTTCGATCCCGATCGCCCGCTCCAA